CTCCAAACAAGTCGTTTGCAAAACCCTAAACAAAACTGCCGTCTACTCGAAAGTAAACGGCAGCAATATAATCAAACTACCAGACCCACCAAGAGAAGCTACTGACTCAAGGCCGGTATCAAACTTGATTTGAATTCTTTCATTCCCTTTAACTTGAAATATGCTTGTAGCCTTCGCTGAGCTTCCGCTTCCCCTTGATTTCTGTTCAAGAAATTCAAATAGCTTGACTGCTCTTGAGGCTCACTTGGGAATATCTTCGTATCCTCCGACGACGATTTTAGTCCCCGAAGCTTGCTTGTCAGTTTCTGAATATCTATGTTCCCTGAACCATCTTTGGAAGACTCAATGGCTTGCTGAACGAGCGTGGATGCTTCTGCCGGTAACTTATTTAGGTCAGCCTCTTTATCAAAGGCACGCTCACTGGACTTACTCGCTACCCCTTGCATTGGTCGATACGAGTCTTGGGGAGTCGAAGTACCCTGTAACTTCCGAAAAACTGACAAGTCCCGGGCATCCTCCTTCGATTGAGTTTCTTCGGATAAGTGATTCCTTCCTACCCTCAACGCTTGAACTTGATTAATCAAGAATTCTGGAATCAATGAAGACATTACCGATATCGGAGATTCACCATTATCCAAAGCCTGTCTTGCATCTACTGTTGCATCGACCAAATTTTCCACTCCACCAGCTAGCGGATTCCCACTTAATTGTGGTGTGCGTTTGTTCACAAGAAGGTCAGTCGCCGTCTTTGCAATATCTCCAGCTATTCCCATATAACTACCCATCTGCATCAACGCAACCACAGTAGCAATTTCCTGTTCCTTATTTCCAGATTCAAGGGCTTCGCTCACAGTCGGATCAGACTGCTTCTTTCCGTTCAGGAACTGAGCGAGTTCGCCTACAACCTTACCACCCACAGCAGAACCAATAGTAGCGAGTAGAAGGGGTTTAAAGTCTCCACGTTTAGCTGGCTGTATAACATCTTTATGGATGTTATTGAATCGTTCGATAGACCAACGCTGTAATGGAAAAAGAGTGCTAGCAACAGGATGGTCGAACATACCAGCAGGCAAACCGCGGGCGTCATACGTGCCTTGAAGGCGATCAGTGAAATTCTTGCCCACTTGTGCGAGTTCCTGCTGTCCCCACTCAGCGATTGGTTTTTCATTTAGCGTCGAAAAGTTCTCCAACCATTTCGTTGCTTTGGAGTCACCCCCTAAGGACCTGGCAAGATTGAGTTTAGCCAACTCGACACCCAAACCATGGGTGAAAATCCGCGACGACTGTTCCAGAAGGTCTCGTCCCTGATACTTGCGTAACGCGTTGGCAATGTTATTGAGCCGTTCAACAGTAGAAGACTCATCCAAGATGTTGTTCCAGCGTTTGTAGTCAAGACGTGAGTTTCTGGAACCGTATTCGAGAGATTCTTTTGCATAGTCTTTCCATCCTTTGAGGGCTTTGCCGAATGCACCTAGATCTTCAACGTGTTGTAGATATGGTGCAGCAAGAAAGGGAACAGAGGCAACATCTTTAGCACCAGACACAGGTCCGAGCAAGCCGTTAGTTAGGACTCGTTGCAAGGATTGAAAAACCGGTGCCCGACGGCGAGGGAATTCATCAGTGACGAACTTCATGGCATTGACTACTGGTGTGCTTCCGCTGATATTCTGCACGCCCTCTACGTCCGGTGAAGTTGCTCCAGATGGTTGCTCAACTTTCAGGGCAGCAGCTATGTCTGGATGCTTCTGTAATTCTTCGTAATAAGCTAGTGTCTTTGCCGAACGCCTCCCATAACGAGCAAGTGTGTGCAGAGCATCCTGTTCTCGTAAAGCTTCTGGAATTCCAAAGCCACGGACTTTTGTTAAAGCATTAAAATATTGACTACCTGTGGAATTCCCCAAAGCAGAGACGTAGTCGTTAATCTTCTGTAAAGCGTCCTCATGCGAGACTTTACCCTTCGATTGTTCGACCACATGATCTGCCCAGACTTCTTTAGCTTTCTGTGCACGTGCGCTTTCAGGTTCCTGTGTAAACACCCTAACCGCATCTGTCGAAAGCATGTCTGGCCAGTAGTGTTCGGAGACTGCGCCTTTATGTGGATTGCCGTTAGCGTCAAAGACTGGTAAGCCGACCTGATTTTGATATTCCCGCACGCTCTTCATCAAAGGTTGCAAAACATCAACAGCTTTCTTGGCACCTTGCGATAGTATTGTATCATCCACATTCTCACCACGAAACCGGTCTCGCATGTAGTCCGCAGCTTCCTGAATTTCAGACTTGTTGACACCCTGTTTGGAGAGTTCTTTTAAGGGAACATCCAAGAACTGAGCTTCCAATTTATCTTGACGAGCGAAGAAATTCTTCAAGCCTTCCGCAGCACGTTTTCCTGTGGGTCCAAGTTCAGCCACTTTGTCCACAGCTGGTTTGATAGCTGATCCAATAGACTTAAGGGTGGAGAATTTCTCAGGAGAAAGGTCCAGAGATTCTGAATCAGTAGATTCTCCCTTCGTAATCGGCTGCGTCTTTGCAGCAGTGCCTTCTTGCTTCCCGCCCGCTTCAACATTCTTTGGGTCAAGTAATAGTTTTCGCGCAAACAATCTCGCATAGTCATCTGGATTTTGTGTTAACCGTGCTTTCAACGCCGAAGCTGCATCTCGCAGGCCACTACGAAAAGGTGAATCCTGTTCGGAAAGTTTCTGGACAGTTGCTTGGCCAACTTTCGACGTGAGAAATTCCTCTACGTCTCCTTGATTCTTGGCACTCCACTCTTTGAAGGCTGGAGAATCTTTCACCACATTCTCAATCTTCTGTGCATGTCCTGCAACATCCACGCCAGCAACAGACTTTAGGTAGTTCCAAAATGCGTGGAAGGCTTCATGCGGAAGTGTTTCTTGATTTGCGTCCTTGCGAGAGACTTTAATCAGGGTGTCGTCAATTCCCTTGCGGACTAGTGCCACACCACGAACTGGTTGTCCTTCGTGCGTGATAGAGTTATCCTCCTCCACTTTGTAATTGCGGAAATTCGCACCAAGTTTCTTGAAATACTCAAGCATCGACTTGGTTGCTGGTTTGGACATAAGTTCGCTGCGGACCTGTTGAAAGAAAGGATAGGGAACTTCAGAATTTTCTGATGCGGGGACTTTAGCCGGTTGCCCAGCAAGAGCAACCTCACGAGTATTCTCAACAGGCGGCAACTCTCTGGGTTCTGGGGTTACTTCCCGCATCGCCTTCGTCTTCTCAACCTCTTGCTCTCCAAGAATAGATGCTTGATTCTCCGTTTCTAGTTCCTTCCTCAAAGCATCTCTCCGCTTCTCATCTGCAATCTTCAACTTCTCATTCTCAGCAGCAATCTTCGCTGCATCTTCATTCTCTTTCCGCGTAACGGCTTTAGCTAATTCTTCTGGATCATTAGCAAGTGCTTCCTGTTGAGCTTCAAGTTTCAACTCTTGAGTTGCCGACTTCTTATTTGGCACTACGTCAACAGGCGCAGTGGTTAGCTGCTTCTCATACTCTGCATCCAATTTTGGCTCGTCGATCCTCGTCTCACCAAGTGACTGCTTCTCAAGGCGAGGAGGAACTTCATCTGGTAACTTAGCGACATTCTCTGCAATTTCCTGTCCGGCCAGGGTTCCAGGTCCTTCCTGTTCCAGCATTCTATACTGTTCATCCGTGATTGTTGGATGCACACCAACCATTCTCCCAAGTTTGGTAGGTGAGGTTGATAATCCACCTCCAGCCATCTCAATTGCCAATTCTGCTGGGTCAACATCTTGTCCTTGGAATTTATGGTAACCGGCTACAGCAGCAGGAACACCAGCACCAATACCTGCATTGACCAAAGTGCCTACTTGTCCTGGGGTCATCTCTGTTCTAGCCGCTGGACCTGCAAGACGACTAATCAAATTGATGATTCCGCTTCCTAGTTGCTTGGTTCCTTCTACAGACGGACGAACCACCGCTCCGCCACCAACCACATTACCAAAAGCGGACGCAAGGTTGTGTTCTTGCCTCGCACGTTGCAAGTAATCTACCGCTGCTTGTGGAAGCAGTTTCTCCTGCAATGCATTAGCTCCAGCACCTGCTGCCATACCTGCGCCAATGCCTGCTGGAATCCCGACCACAGGAGTCATACTAGAAGTTGCACCACCAACTGCACTGCCAACTCCCATTGCAGCAAGAGAGGGCAAGACATTTGCTGCTGCATTCGCAAGAAAAGCACCAGTCTTAGAGGTTGTTGGCGCGACAGGAGATTCAGCAGCGTCCTGTTTTAAGACTCCTGGGATAGTAGGAGACGAGGCAACGCTAGGAAATCCTTGAGATGCAGCAGTCTCAATAGGCATTAGACTTGACGTTGCCTCATCAAAAGTATACTTTGCAGGGTCCTGTCCTGCGTTCAATACTATGTTACGCCGCTGTTCCTCTGTGTATGGCATAGGTTATTGAGGAATACCACCTTGAGAACCTGAATACTTCATGAACAACCTAATCAATTCCATTGGGTTGAATGCCCCAGGATTCGGTCCACCAAAAGCATTCATGACATCTTGAGGTTGCTGAACTCCAGGAATCGTAGTTGGCTTATACGATGGGTTGCTAGCAGGAGTTACCACGTTTGCCGTCGGTACATTGGTATTGTTATTATACAATCCTGCATTGCCAACTCCAGGAACCATTCCACCAGTCGGTTGAGGGGGATTGGGATTCGGTTGAGCAACAGGAATCGACATTGGAGGCATTACCGCTGTTCTGGATTCAGTTGTCTTAGGAACCTGCCCAAGAGTCATCTGTCCAGTTTTTGGGTCTTTAACAGGACCAGTCCCAAAACTAGTCATCGACTGTTGTGGAATCATGCCACGAATTGGAGAGGGAGATGGTGATAATCCTGGAATCCCAGAAGGTTCATAAACTAGACCGCCTTCAGGAACGGACACAGCAGAATTCTTGAACAGCGACCCAACTGGTGCATAATTTTCTGCTGTCTTGCCTGCCGCAAAAGAGTTGTAGGTTGCCGGATCGTTGGCAAACTTACTTGCCATATTCACGTTTCCTGCTTGGCCACTAATGATTCCTGGGACCACACTTGAATCGTATGACTGCCTGTTTCCTGGAGTGTCGAGAATGCCCATTCGACCAAGAACACCTGTCGATGTTGCATTGTTGGCTACATCTTTTTCTGCGTCACGTTTTGCCTCAACAATCTTGATTGCGTCAGCCGTGGAAACTCCCTGTTGCTGCAAAGCATGCGTGTGCCTGACATCCTCCAAAGCCCGAGTGGCTTCAATTTCTTTCTGTTTCAGAGCCAACTGTGCAGCATTGTCGGCAGAATGGACATCAAGCTGTCCTTGGTTACCAAGCTTCTGCAAAGCGACCTGATTCGGGAAATTCTGAGCATTAAGTCCCTGATTGATGTCAAGAGTCTTGTTAATCTCGCCAGCAGTATTTGTCCTGCCAAGCAACTTGTCTAGCCAGTTGCGTTTATCCACCGCACGCAAAGTTGCTTGACTGTTTCCTGCCGGTGCATCTGGATTCCCCGTCCCAGCTTCGTCGAATTCACTGCCTGCTGGAGTTCCAGCCATCTCATAATTTCCACCCTGCCCTGCACCTCCTCCAATTCCAGCAAGGAAGCCGAGATTCATCTTACCACCGCCGCCATGAGGTTTACGAGGAGTTGCCATATTATTTGTCTCCGTTCATATAACGAGCAATACTTCTACCAACTTCAGTAAGTCCATCAGCAGAATGTGTTTCAGTAGGTTTGTCCAAATCCTTAATCTGGTTGGACCAGATGCTATCCCGGAACTTCATGGAATTTTCTTGTAACACACAAGTTCCCCTCACCAATCCCAAGATTGTGAAGATCATCAACTCGCCACAGAGTGACAGGAACCTGCTTGCCTGTCGTTTCCATTCCTCAGTTGCATGTTCCCATTTCAGCGAGTCACGATATTGGGTGGCAACAAGAACATCAATCTGATACAAGACTCCAATGTTCTCTTGGTAGAAGCGGCAGGAGAATACGTCACGCGCCATGTTGGTGATGTCGAGAAGCTGGCTATTCAAATCCCTGTGTGGCCTCTCCTTGTCGCAGGGTTGGTCTCGGTCAATAAAGTCATCCACAGCATGGATATACTGTGCATATTTTATTGCGAAGATTTTCGCTGCGTCATTGCCGTCCAGTAAATCCAGATATTCTTTTGAGTTAATGTCCACCATAAAGTTGAAAATCTTCTGAGACTGAGGTTGGAGTGTAGCCGTTTAGATAGGTTTCGCGAGTGAAGATTATTAGCCACTTCTTCTCGTTGATGAACGAATGAGCTTCTTCTGGACCAATCACCATTTTCTTAAAAAAATCTTTCCAGAAGGTAACGTATTTTGTCTTCCAAGCACCCTGTTTACGAATCTTAAACTCGGCGTCTCCGTAAATGTATCGCAAGTTGACCACTTGATTCTTATGCAAGTGTGCCTTACACTCATAGCCGGGAGGACAAAACCATATCTCACAAGCAGTGTTGCCAATATGCCCAAGCTTCAATCCCCAACAGGATTCGTGGCGCAGGATTTTAGGAAGTCCGAAGTTCATCAAAACTCCATTCTACTTTAGGTTGTTTACGAACTTCCGTGAGAAGTTCTAAGCATTTGTGATGCACCTGCTTCATGTAACCAACAGGATCATAAGTATTCTTAGCTGCAACCTTATGCATCTCGTATGCAAAGTATATAGGAATTTCTCTCCTGTTACTGAGATCAAATTGGGCTTCTAGCATGACACACTTCCCATAATTTGTGCAACACGATCCAAGCTGTCACGTTGCTGAGATGCCAGATTCTGTTGATTGGTTACATTTGCGGCCGAAACTCCAAGCAAGTTGTTTGTCAGGTTAGCCGTCTGTCCTCCAAGATTTCCTTGCAAGCTTCCTGTCAACTGATTTGCTGCGTAGTTGTTATTTGAAGGCTTTCCTGTCGCGACTTGGGCAACATCAATGCCTGATTTCGCACCAGTCTGCAACCCCTGAAATGTATTCAACGCATTCGTCAAGTCTGCCCGCTTCTTACTCAAAGCGTCCCCAAAAGACCCAGCAGCCGCAAGTGTAGTTGTCTGTGCTTGCGGATTAAATCCATTCGCACCATTCAGTCGATTGATTCCACGTTCCTCTTGCGCTAATTCACTGCCACTCAAGGCATTAGGGTCCATTCCACCAATCAACTTCTGAAATGCTTCGCTTGCGGCTTTACGATTAGCAAAGAATTCTGGATCAGTTGCCATCTGTTGAGCAAGAACTTCCTGATTCAAAGCCTTCCCAGGACCAGAAAGTGCATTCAAGTCTGCCTGTGCGGTATTCGTGACATTCGACGAATAAATATCCTGCCCAACCTTATTCAACTGCGGGGCATACTTACTATACAAGTCTGCCTGCAATTGCTGATTCTGAGGAGCAATGACATTTTGTGCATTCTGTGTGGCCTGTTCCACAGGAAGAATGTTCTCGGTATAAGTTTTGATCAGCGCAGGAAGATTAGCAACTAATCCCTGGAGGGCTTGTGCTGTCGATTCGCCTGCTGATTGTGGTGCTGGGTCGCCGCCCATAGTTTTAAGATTAGAGAGTTAGTCCGACCTGTTATATACCGTCCCCGTCGATTAGCAGTAATTGTCCATCCTGGGAACTGTTCTTGAAAGTGAAGGATGAAGGATCGTAGGCATTCCGAAGAGGAAAGTATGTGTGAAATATGAAGCGTGGCGTTCTCACTGTGCGTCCTGTAAAGAACAATTCCTTCCAACCCCTTTGGACTTCTTCCTGTATGGATTCTTGTTCCAGGATCGGTGAGCAGTCTAATGAGTTGGCTAAGAGACCACTCCCCATCAAATGCTTTTTTTGCTCTTGGATGCTTGAAGACATAAACTAGAATCTCAAGGAGTCCGCCGTGTGGTTGTGTCATTTGTGGCCTGCTGAACAGGAGAAACGTCAACAGTCTGATACTGCAAGTCGTAGCAAACTGCGGTTAATTGTGCATCAGTGTCCCAAGAAATTTCAGCACCAACTCGGAATCCACGATTGGCAATTGGATTGTTTCCCCCTAGAAGTTGATAATTTGGACGCACTGGAAAGCCTGCAATCACTGTATTTTTGATTGCTTTACGCAAGACTTGTGTACAGAGGGGAATTTCATCAACATACCAAGTAGCAGCAAGGGTGCCATCCGTGGTTGGAGACTTAACAAGAGCGTTGACACCAACTAGAATGGTTTGCAATTTTTGATTGGGAGGGCAGTGGTCGCAAGGGTAGAAACGAACAAGGTCAGTTTCTGTTTCGTGAGCATACAATTCTAGAGATTCACCCTCCGAAGTTAGGGCAAATACTCGTTGCTTGTTGCCCACACGACTAACCGACAGTTGGACCATCTCACCAAAGAATCCTGTCGGCGTATCGTAGGCTTCCCAAATTTGTAGGATTCGATTATAGGCTATAATACAGCGACCAAACGGTGTCTCACACAGAAAAAGAACATACTGCTTGTAGTTCACTCCACCAACCGTTGATGGTTGTGTAATGTTTTCAAAAATTCCAAGAATTGGAGAGGCGATTCCCTGGTTATCCTGCACTGTGGCAATCAAATCTGTTACACAAGTGATGCCCTCCTGTCCAATGATATACGTATCTGTCTTGCTTGGAATGAATGCGAAAGGGCCAGAAATGGGATACTCCCAAGTGGAAATAGTTTGGTATATTGGCTCCCCAAAAAGTAGAGTTGCAGTGTTCTTAGATACTTGAAAAACATTTCGTTGAGTGCCAACAAGGAAAGTTCCAGGGGTAACAGTCTTTCCTAGTGCTATAATCTGGTCAAACCCAACTTGATAAGAGACTTGCTTGGCACCACCAGCTAATTCACTTGGTAACTTCTGACCATTGGTATCAATAATCACCATGAAGTCAACTGGCCTCCCACTTACCGAACGTAGAATGCTAATTCCATCCCTGTCCACCATATACAACACACCGTCGGCAAACATCGGTCTAGTCCCAATCGGCACATATTCTCGATTGTCGTCAGTCCACTGCTGGTAATTCTGAGTCACTCGGGAGGTTCCGTCTGCAAGTATTAACCAAGGTTGGTTAATTCCGTCCATTGCAATAACAGCAGCAGGAGATGGGGCAAGTGGTGAAGAATCATACTGGACACCATAAGCAGCAGAAGCTTCGTCCACCAAAGTCCTAGGATAGTTGATTGTGCTTCCGGGAATCAACTCTGCAAAAATGATTGGTGCCGTTGGTGACATCAAGAATCCGCCTATCTGATTGTAAGCACTTCCGACAATACTAATATCACGATAGAATGCCTTCCCGTCCACAAACATTAGGCGGAATTGTCCGAAGTTGTAGTTGCCCTGATAAACAGTTCCTACAGGCACGACTTCAGCTACAGCCTTCTTGTTAGGCTGTATGACCTTCTTTAATGACCGAGCATTGAACAGTGTGAAATAGCAGTTCTCTGCTATCTTACTGTTGTCGCCCAGTAAAGTATTGAGGCCACCGCTGAAATCTGAACGCACGACTGTCGCGTCTATCATACCCATGTGATCGTCCTATCCATTTACTGCCACCGAAATCCATTGGTTTATCTTCGGAACCTTCTTGGTCAAAGTTGACCGCTGAGAAGTAATCTGAATACATCTTAGAGAAGTCATTCTTCTCTGTTTGTGAAATTGAATTATTGGAGGTTCCACCAAGCACACCCCATATGATAACATTGTCATACTGGTTGTTACCTACCATGTCTGAAGGGAAAATAAGCGGCTGAAATCGTTGCTTATAGCAGCAGTCAACAGCGGTGGCTGGGTAAAGATAGACAATCGGGAAATCAAAAACCTGAACAATCATATAACGCGAGAACGTCTGATTGTTTGGAATTCGTGCAAGTTCCCTATCATTGGCGTCTGTGACTACTGCATCACCAACAGATGCTGACCTCACACGCAAGGTATTATCAGGATTCCAGACGAACTTCTGGATGGAGGCAATACCCTCGTTGGATATTGGATTGAGCGGAGAGAACTGGTTGGTTGTTAACTTAACCGTTTCTCCTGGAGCAAATACCAGTTCTTCCTCTACCTTACCTGCCAAATTTGTTGCACCATTAATGACCACCCTGACAGTATTGGTGTCGGGCTTTGTCAGGGTCACCGTCAACGGTGCCGTGCTTGCCATGTTTCTCTCAAGAGGTCCAGTTCTTAGTATACGGAAGTTACAATAATCCGCTGCCGACCAGTTGGAATTATGGTATTTCGGACCCAATGACTGTTGGGAAATTCTAGCATTCCAGAGATAGACACGGAATCCGCGGGGAATACCCACATACCCAGGCAAAGTGACGCTGTTGGTGTCCAGACAATAATTGAATGTGAACTCAAATAGATTCTTATCCAAGTCTACCTGATTATACGCATTCTCTGCCACTATGTTGATCTCGTCGACAAGCCAGTCATACATATCCGAATTGGTGACATCCAGATTTAGCTTCTGGGCACACTTTCTATGAATGTATTCGAGGGACATAAGACTTACGGGAATTTAACTGCGTAACCTTTGATCCGCCAGTTTGCCGGTGTGATATTTCGCAAAGTTCCAGGAACTGCTCTATCATAAACTGTTGGGCCTCCGGCACCCTCAGACGTTAACCATGGAAAGGGTGCCAGTCCAATCAAAGTTGCATTTGCGTAAGCTGCCGGGGTGGTATAGTTGCTGTTCACCTGAAAGTTAACTGGAAAATTCACCTCGTCATTGGCCACATATCCGTATTCTGGGGTGACATTCACCAAGGTGAACCAAAATTGATCTGGCTGAACAGTCAGTCCATGGCTGAAGGTAACTACTGCATTATCTAAGACTGGAACAGCAGCATAACTTGGAACTGGAGTGCGATAGGTGTTGACCTGAGAAGATGCTGTAACCAATGTCACAGAACCATCCGCCCCAACAGCCAGTGTCTTGCCTGCATTGCCCGATCCACCAGTAACTAGAGAAGCTAACGGAACGGTTTGACTTCCAAGAAGTGTGGCTAAGGTTACCCATTCGTTTCCTGTTCGTCCTGCGTTAGTTCTGAGAATACTAAGGGCCGCTCCAAACTGAATAGACGATGGATTTACCACATTCGTCTGTAGATTTAACTCATCAACAATCGAAAATAGCTTCCACTCTAATACTCCAGTCCCGTTAACATACAAGAAAGTATTTGGGTCACCTGGAACTATTGCCGCAATCGCAAGTGACCCGTTAGGTATGATGCTTCCAGGAGCAACCAACTCGAAAGCTGTAGAGCCTCCATTAATCCGCAATACAAATCCGCCAGATGACGACGGGGCAAACAGCTTATTGATAGTGATGATGCCATTCGAAATTTGATCCGCAGAAGTAATTGCATCATCGCCCACAGCTTGCGCTGCCCAGGTTGCCGGAGCAGACACAAAATAATGAAATACTCCTGTATCGTCCATCCAAATAACATTCTCAAGAAATGCTTGAGGCCAGTCAACAGTGGATGGTGCGGCAGTAGATTTCAATACCAACCCCAATCCAATTCCTGTGTTAACCCCACCTTCCTGCACCATCTGCAAGTATTGTGCGGCGGAAAGATTTGGTTGTCCTGTAGGGTCAAGACCGGCAAGAAAAAATTGAACAGGCATAGATATTTAAACTCGTGGATTGTTAAAAATAGAAGGAATTGGGCAAGGGAGAGGTTCCCAAATGTTGGCGTTGGTTGTCACTCCATTATCCTCAGTGGGTGGATAGTAGGCGTTGATGATATCCAACAATTTTGAAGTCCTCAGAATCATAGGTGCAGCATTCAAGATTGTTGTGCTACCATTATTGATTGTCCAGACTTCAAAAACTACTCCAGCAGCAGGGAGTGTTTCTCCGGCATACAATGGATAATGTAACACCATTAAGTCACTTGACCAGATCAGGCGGCGATTGGGATTGTAAGGCGCGTCCGCTGAGGGCCACCTAACTGCAAGAACAAAGTTGTTCATTGCAAACTGGTTTGGGACAAACAAGTCGCTGATTGCCCAATTTTCCGAGAAGGTTACGTCAAATTCAAGCGCAATATATGATGCCCCAAGCCAATCAAAGCCATTTAACATGAACGCAGGAATAGTGACAGTTGCAAGTCCCTGTTGTGCAACCACTACAGGCTTGTAGTAGATCATCAAACTCGACTGAAACAGTCCTATTCCTTGAGTGTTCATTTCCCTTTAATTATCTCCTGCAACTCTGCATCATTTAACTTCCTGAGTATCTCCAGCATCCGACTTGTTGGGACGAAATACCCATCATAAACATTTGTCGAGACACTATTCGCTGGCAAGTGTGTGACACGCTGGTCATCGCGGATTACTATTAGTTGCGTCTGGCAACTTACGCAAAGAATCGTCAAGCAACTCATTAACAGCAACATCGTTGCCTGTGGTGAGAGCTTTGTTGATTGCTGCCTCTTTCGCGTCATGTGCAATTGTTGGATCATCCTTGTGGTTGTAATACCTGTAGATGAAGAAGGCAATGAGCGCAACAGCAGTTCCTATGGTTGCCCACATTTATTTGGTGGTGATAGTAGTTGTGACAGGTGCCGTTGTAGTAACAACACCGGTGCTTGCAGCTGAAGTCTTAACAAACGAGCGGGCAATCGTATAAATTGCTGCCAAGGTATCAATCGCCACAGCCTCAGCAACGGGCAAGGGATGCCCAAGTGCGTCAAGAACACCCTGCCCAAGAATCACCACAAGAATCAGAATCCATTCAGTAGTCGTTCGTCCAGCTTTGATGGTAGGAAGATCACGTTGAACAACCTGGATTGCCTGTGGAACTTCAGCCACAATTGCTGGAATGTCCTGTGCCACATTCTTGATTCCACCAGACTTGTAGTCCGAAATCGCCTTTTTTACAATCGCCTCAATCTTGGCTGTCTCGTCGCTCAACTCTTTAACTGCCGTTTGTGTTGCTTGATCCATTTTATCGTCTTTCTATTTACTTGGTTACGTGTGGTCCGAAATGTTCCAGCAGCTTGATACCAAGTTCTAAAGCAGCTATTATGCCACCACCTGCGTAGATTATCCGTTCTGTCCTTTTAAATGCTGGAATCAAATCCTCGTTAATTACCTTCTGCATTTGTTTTGTTCCTTCTCGCAATCCCTGATTCTCATCTGTCCCATAAACTGTAGCATTAAGTTTGTCAACATGTTCTTTCATGGTTTTCCGCTCAGCTTCAGCTAATTGAGTTTTGATTTCTAGGTCGTTGATGCGACCAGATAATGCGTTAATCTCGTAGAATTGTTTCGTATCATCTTCCATATTATTTACGACTTGGAAGTTTCGCTGCGTTGAGGATTACGACCAGACAAATTGAAAATAGAACAGCGAGGATCATAGCTACTCAATTCTCACCAACTATAAACCAATCATAGGTAGATGTGTCCGTAGCTGTTGCAGTTACTGTAAACTGTGATCCAGGAGTTACAGCATACGTTGGCATTAACGCTGGAGTTCCGCCAACAGTGCGAAGTGAAAAAAAGATATGGTCAGTAGCAGCAACTGTAGTATTACTAACTGTAGCGCCTCCTGCAACTAGCGTTACAGTTCCAAGTCTACAATTAGCTCCCGCTTTAAGATAGATACCCTTACCAAGTGATGCAAACTTCAAGTCAACAGCTGTTATGGTTACTTCATCACTTTTAACAGACAACTTAGTTGAACCAGTTCCAGCCGTCGATGTGGCAAAATCAAGCTGGCCATTTCGTGTTGATGCAGTAGAAGTCCAAGTGTTCTGCTGTTTGGCAGTTATAGAAGCCCCCAAAAAGACGGTAGAAGACGTAGTGGTAAAATTATACTGAGCAAGAATAGAACTAGGAGTTCCAGAATTGTCAGTATTTGCATATGACATCGCAGGAGAACTTGTGCCCGCATAAGACAACTGTAAACCTCCAGCTAGCCCCCAAGTTGAAGACCCGGCAAAGGGACCTGGACCAGCTCCTTGATAAAATAAACCATTGACAGGCGCCGCACTTAAATCTGCTCCAGTTCCACCTTTAGTTTCCGGAACAATACCTGTATAGGTTGTTGCCACGCTACCAGCAGAAGTTGTAACATCTCCGGTTAACGCCGGGAATCTAGCCGCTGCAAGTGTCCCTGTAACCTCACTGCTGCTCAAGTCTGTAGGACCATTCGTCAATAATCCACCAGAACCCCATCGAGTTGGGAAGTTAGTCCCACCACTATTCGTGAACGCATTAACTACTGTCACCCCTCCCGCACTAATCCTAACCTGCGGAACTGTTGCTGGAGAAATTGTAATACTGCTACCCTCTATCGACAACGGAAAGTATGTTGAGTTACTTGCTGTAAGTATGTGTGCCGTGCCTGACTGGACATATTGTCCAAGGTAATGTTGGTTCGATGGAGGAGTTGCTCCACCTGTCACCCAGGTTCCAGGAACATAGAGGAAGGTTGCAGCACCTCCATTACGAAAATCAAAGTTCAACGCCCGTGCCTGCATTGGCAACCAAGCAGAAGCTCCAAAATCTCGCGAATCCAAGAAACCAGTTCCACTTGCCATGATCCAACTTGTTGCCTGTCCAAAAGTTGGAGCAACAGCAGCAGCGGGAAATGAATAAGTCGGAGGTGTCCAAAGTCCAGGACCATTAGTTAAGACCATGACTCCTGTGTAGGTTGGAGCACTAGCAGTAGGAGCACCTCTAAACCAGACCATCCCGTCTGCCGCAGTGTCACCTCTCCAGCGTTGCACCCAAGACGCTTTTGAAGTGTCAACTAGACGATCCGAGAATGGATTGTAATTTTGTCGAAGCTCCAAAATACCGGCCGTCGACGAAACAAACGAATGCTGGCTATTAATCCAAGTGACATTGTTTGAGACCAACAATCCTGAAGTGGTATCAGGTGCAATATCAATCGCATTACCCCAAAGATTCAATTTCTTGTAGGTTGTTGCTGGGTCATAAGCTAGAACATATCCTTGCGGGGCATTATATGCAAGAAATACTCCGGCTTTCGGGTAAACTAGTGGTCCACCAGTTGTGCCCACTCCGTTATCGAGGTTCAAGTATCCCTTAATAAAAGCATTTCCACCCACTCCCAAGCCGTAACCGTCTGGCATCGGAGTTCCACCAAGATTTATCGCCAATCCGCCAGGTCCTTGTGGATTTATAACCACCGGACCATTTGTCTTACCTACACCAGATTGTGAGAAGATTGTTACCGCCCCACGATTCGTGTCCCATCCTACAAACAAACCGTTAGTTCCAGTATCAGAATAGAATTTTGCTGTGCTGCTTGCTGGATTGACCGCAGAAGTTCCAATCACACGTTCTGGATTGATTATTCGGCAAGCATCAGCAACCGCCTGCCCGATCAGAATCATGCCCGCCGCATTTGGATGCAAATGGTCACCGGAATCATACCCTGATTGTAGAGTGCTATAATAATAGGCATCCGTCAGAGCGTTTGCAGTGCCCACATAAGGATCAGCATCGACAAGAATTGAGTCTGTAGACAATGATCGCTGCTCAATAAATTGCTGGAGAGGCTTCTTATCAGTCGAAGTGCTTCCACTTGGAAACACTCGACACCAAATAATCTTAATTCCTGCTGTCGTCAATGCATTTGCAATGCTGGTTAGATTATTTGTTATTGTCCCAATCGCCACCACACCATTTAAATCGTTAACTCCACCTTCCAAAAGCACAGCTTTAGGATGCAAGTTGATAACATCATTTGTCACCCTAGCCAACTCTAAAGTTGTCGTATTCCCAGGCACGCCCATATTCTGAAAGGTGATTCCACCGAGACGTTGGGCAGCATTGTAGGTAATCGTCAAGGCTGTATTAAATGGATTACTGCCGTTATTTGTAGTAAATGCGGTATTGGTAAAACCACCACTAATAATCGAATCCCCGAAGCCCACAATAGAAGGCGCTCGCATATAAGCCTCTAGCGGAAAAGCAAACCCACTCAACTGCGTCTGGGCATGCCAGTTATATCCGACTGTCCCTGGAGTGGAAGTCGTCACCCAAACACTGCCAGTTGGTGCTCCAGTGTAAGCAACGAAATTCTGCACAGTCGCCGTTGAATATTCAAATCGAAATCCTTGGTAGTCACCCTCTTGAACAGAGGTGATTGGAGTAGCAAGGTTCACCAAGTTGGTGACACCAGCAACAAGAGAGGGTAGAAAGTTGTCGCTTGTCCCAACCAAATCAAAGGTTCCCAAGGCGTTAGTCCTCCAAACTTTAGCATAAACTGCGGAGAGTCCAGTCAATACCGAAGCATAAACCCGCACCTGACTAATGGTTCCCGTCTGCCGGATGCGATAATAATGGACATCGGTAATTCCCTCATAAGCTGTCCCGCTTGTTGCCCCAAAATTAGCTGCTCCACCTATTGCCGGTTGGTAAGGAGCAACAATCACCAGATTCGTGTTCGGAGTAAAATCAATATTCGTGACAGTTCCTGTGAAAGTTACCGAACCATTGGTTGAGTTGGTGGTTGAACCTCCAATAATATTTGGATTAAACAGTGTGATGTTCGACATCCCAATATTGTTGATTGCCAGTTGCAATACCCAACGACCATTTGTAGCATTAGGGGGATACGGAGCATAGATGTTTGAGGCGTTAGTTGCTAACACTGACCCCCTGATATAAGTGAACATCCCCTGCCCGCCATCATTCACGTTTGTTGTCCCAACCACGAAGACATTTGTCATCGTGTTATTCGGGGTTAGACTTAACAGATTTGTCAGTGTGTTGCCAGACAGGACTGTCCTATCTTGAGCAACTCCTATCAACCACAACAACAAACCAAAAATCACAAATAATTTTCTCATAACATCTCAAAACGGCCAGCACCAGAAATATCATCAGGTTGAACGACATTAAAATCATCCGCTGTCTCCACACTAGACGGATTCCACAAGTAACGAAATCCTTGCCCGTCTCCTGGGGTAAGGTGATAAAGTGTTGTGTAAATAACTTTCTGAAAACGTCTTTCTGCCGTTACTGTTCTTAAGTCCGCCACACCATTATACGCTGGTGTTCCGACTTGAAGTTGGACAATTTGATCCTCAAGAAGTTGCAAAATCGCCACCAACCCACTCAAATCTATGGTGATAGTTCCAAATCCCCCAACCAATGCTTTCCGAACCTGTTGCCAAATAGCCTCCTCTTTAACATTATACTGAGCAAGAGTAACCTCCTTTTGAATAACTCCCTGCGACAAAACCGCCCAATGCTCAGGCAATCCAGCAATATTGCCTGCCGTTACTGTAAACGTCCCAATATTGTTAAAATCTATGTCGGCCATAACAAAAAAAAAGTTTGGGTGATAGTTTGCTGTCCTACCACCCAAACCAACCTAACCGATTAGAACGCCGGAGCGTAAGTCACGAAGATAGTCCCTGGAGCGGAACTGTAGACCGTGACACCAAGTGTGGTATAAGCACCAACCGATGCCCGACCCACAGGAAGCGTGGTTCCCATCGTCTGGATAACACTCAGAACTGGTGCCGCAGCCGTGGACACATCGTTGCTCGTCGCCACATTACTGATGGCGTTGAAGAAGTTAGTGGTCACGATGCCAAGCGAGTTCGTATATACGTTGGTATAAACAATATTTGTCTCGCTGTAGCTGTAATACGCTGGACGCACCAAGTTTGTGCTATTCGTCCGCGTGTCGTAGAGGAAGGATAGGTCGTTAGTGTTCGTTGCGGAGGTGCTAACGAACGACACACTCTGCAACCTATACTGACCTTGCAAGATGTTGGTGATCGTCCCAGCGGGGATTGATTTCACCAACAGTGTTTGAGCTTGTGTGGCAGTTACTAGCACACACAATCCGATGATGTAACTAAGAAGTTTCTTCATATTCTTTGTTCCTTGTTGTTAAGAACTGTTAACCGACCGCCGTGCCTTGAACCGTCACATTAGGCTCAGAAGCAAACGGACCCTTCGTGCGACGATACAGAATCGGCGTCACCGAACGAAACTCAACTGGCAAGCAACCAAAAGTCGCCTCAGAGATGAGTTGCAAGTTGTGCTTGAACTGGTTGTTGTCGATGACTTTGCCAGCATCGTCCAACGACAGAACATTGTCAGTCATCAGAACTTCACCGTTCCAGTTCATCGCCCGAAGCTTCTCCGGCTCATACTTCTTGGACCAAGGCCCTGGAGGCATTCCAACTTTCAAGCCACGATAACCAACTTCACCGGCAATGAAGCCAATCTCAAACTGTGCGACATTAGGGTCTTGTTGTGTGCCAGCAGGAAACCCGCGTGAATACAATGGATTAGGAATCGTCTCCTGGAAGTTCGGAGCATTCGGATTCATCTCAATCGTCTCAGGCTCGGGCCAAGTAATGGCAGGAGTATCATTCGTCGTCTTGATGTTGAACCTCAGAGGGAGAACATCGAACTGAACGGTAACGTCGTCGAACGGAGTTCCATGAAACTTCTGGCCAACAATGTCCAACTGGATAGGACGATTTTGCCGTAGGTAAGGATCAAACGTCCATTGCCGATAAGCACTCGCACCCATCGACAAGAGATACTTGCCATCAGCCAACTTGTCACGCTTCGAGACTTCAGTTCCCTCGAACGGAGGAATCCGCAAGTCGTCAGAAAGGATGTTGCATACACGCTCAGTGTTAATCAAGTCCAAGGTTCCACCAGTCCCAGATGCTCCACGGTTACCAACACGCAAGGCCATGTTGATCCAGAAAGCGTCGTCTTTCGTTGGTGTCCCCGTTGCCGTTACATTAGTTCCAGGAAGAGGAATACCAACAGGAGCCTCAACTAGATAAGTTCCTTGAGTGTCGTCGCAGATGTAGATATATCGCGACCAGTAGAGGAACTGAGTGCGGTAGAAGAGTTCCCGAAACCGCATCACCTGATCATTGATGTCGTTCAGGGTATACTGAACGTGATCGTTGAAGAAGGTGGTAAAGTCTTGGTAAAAGTTGAATACCGGAGACTTAAACTGATGCCAGCAGACTTGCGCCTGAGTCGTTGTTTCACGCGTGGTGATATAATCAACGAGAGGCGTAATCCCAATGACTTTCGGATTCGCAAACTGTCGCAAGTTCGGAGAAGGTTCCTTCCGAACAGATTTCATGATCGGACCCATGTTCTGCTGCCATGGGCGTTCATTCACCATGTTCGAATAACACTGCCACATTTTGCCTTTGCGATACTGTTCCTGCGCAAAGTAAAACGGGAGAGAATTGTAGAGTGCTGTGTCCTGCTCTGACCAGAGATTCGTAAGAGGATTCTGGTCAATAGAAGGAACTGCTAGAAGTGCCATAAGTTCCTGAAAAGATTACTGACAGTTAAATTTACACTTTTTCCGCAAGTGTAAGTTAGCGGTTCCTGTAATCCCTCCTTGAAGGATGGCCTGAGAAGACTGGCCGCAAAATAGAAATCCTAGATAACTAAAATGCTAAAGCTACCTAAGCATCAAGTATGCCAAGGTAGCTTTGAGCAACTGACTTTGGAGTTGAAAATTACTCTATTTCACCTTTCAACCGCCTAAATGTATCCTCATTGATTTCAGGCACGACCGACTGTTGCCCATTAGTCGTCCTGCTTGCTCCACTATTCGCTGCTGTCGCTGTTGGTCCTGCTTGTCGAGCATTCTGTTTACTTACCGCAGCACCATTTTCTTTGTTCCTCAGCAATTTCACCATCTCCAGAGACTCCATCGCCAAGGTTGCCATATGCACGGCAAACGGCCATAGAACATTCTGCTTGCTGACTCCAATCTTCAACATTTCCGTCTCTACCGCCGACAATTTCTTCTTACCATCGTCCGACTTGTAGATGTCTTTGCAGACAAAATCGATTGCCCGCTGGACATTCTGTTGAACTTGGGCATTCTGTTGCTTGTGTTGGTTGACGAATCCATCAAGCTTCCCTTGAAGTCCTTGCTTGTGTCCACTAATTGCCGTCAAGTTTCGCAATAAGGTGATTTCCGCCTCAGGACTCGCTACCTGTTTCGGTCCTTGGACGATTCCACCCTTTCCATCGTCATGCAGGTTTGTCCATTCTTTCCCGTTCTTAACATTCGTCAATTGCTGAACGTAATGAGCCTCCACTTTCTCAGCGGTTGTCAACTCGTTTGTCAACTGTCCAAATTCTGGGGTTAGTACATAAGCATTCTCAGCCTCATAGTAAGATCGTTGTGCCTCCTTGCCGTCAAAAGACTTGACCTTGCCCTCTAATTCGGTTGCTTTCGCCTTAAGTGCCTCATGCTCGACTTTCGTCTTCTCATACTCTTTCAACAATGGAGCAACCTTCGAGAAGTCATTGTTATGCAAAGACTTTGCAACCTCCAGCAGGTTTCCCGACAATCCTGAATAGTCTCTTGCAGACTGTTTTCCTGTCGTTACTTTAGGTGGCTGAGACTGTTGCTGCTGCCCTTTACTCTTGTCCTCAGGTGTGCCCTCAGGTGTATCCTCAGACAGGCCGTCGCCAAGGAGTTTCTTCATCCGCTCCAAGCCTGCATCTTCGCTATTTTCCGTTTCTGGATTCTCGTCGAGAGTTGCCTGTCGCTTAGGGGCTTGGTCAGTGGTTACTGGTGCATTCTCGGTGGTTGTTGTGGTTGCTTCTTGTGATTCCTCCTCACCACCTGTCCCATTCTGCATCTGTGCGAATGATGTTGCAGAGGTGGACGAGACTGGTGTTGACTTACTTCCACCTGCCGCTCCAAGTAAGGCTAGCGGTCCTGAGGCTGCTGCCGGCGCTGCTTGATTACTGTTGTCGTCTGGCATAAGTTACTGACTTTCGATTAGGTCTGAGGTTCCTGTTTTGATTTGTTTGATACACTCCTCTAAGGTTGCTGCTACCGTCACTGCACGCAACAATGCTAAATGCTCATGCTGTCGCTTGGAGATTTCAACCATCCGTTTCTGCTTTGTCACCAATATGCTTTCTAGTTCCCGCAACAACGCCTGACAACCTTCCTGTGCTAGAAACTGCTTACGCAGAAGGTTGCGGACTTCCTGAGGTTGGGACGTTAGTGGACTGGTTAGATGCTGGACTTGCTCCAGAGTTGGATTGCTGTTGACCATTTTGTTGATTAGGTTGTGGTTGAACTCCTGCTAGCTGTTGGGCTGCCTGTATCATCTGTTGCACTTGTTGCACTTTGTCAGGCATGATCTTGGCAATATCAGGGAGCATCGCCTGAACAACTTGTGACAGTGCAAGCAAGGTATTCTTCATCATGTCACCCTGTTGCAACAATAGCGCAAAATCTTTGCCGTCCTCTGGCAACAGGAGTTCCAGAAACTTCTGCAAGTATGACGAGACGATTGTTGTTCCCTGTATCATTGGCCATGCATTTGCCATTTTCGTCAAGCGATCCTGACGCTTGATGACATCGGAGTCGCCTGCTGCAAGGACTCGATAATGCTGGGCAAGGACCATTTGGTCATTATCAATTAACAACTCTGGCTCTGTCTTGCCCGGAAGTGTTGTCATCACCTTCTTGCCAACCAGATAGATTATATTCTGCTGCGCCAAGTTTTTTGCAATCTTGAAGATAAACGTATATGCTTGGTGGATGAAGTTGCTATACATCGATATGCTGATACCGTTCAACGACTGCGTATCCTCCACACTAGCATCTACTTCTGCTGCCGTTGGTCTTGTCCTTCCCGTTTTTGACTGCAAGGCTGCCGTTGCCTGTCCTGCATCTTGCATCTGATTGGTCCTGCGCAATTGCAAGAACCTCATGAAGTTGGGGTCAGAGGGCGGAAGATTAAAGAATCCAATCTTCTTGTTGTAAACTAATCCTGTCCTGATTTTAACAGAGGTCTCCTTCAATGCCGATCCCTGCGATTCTGGGTCGTCAAGGTATGCATAGACACCGGACCCACGCACGAAGTTATTGGCTAACGCTGACATTCCTGTCGTCTGAAGTTCTTGCTCAAACTCCTGCAAGAAGACAATTCCACGCGACAATCCCAATTCCTGTTGTGAGGTCTGGTAATATTGATATGCGAAGTAGGGTAATTCTATCAGACCTACAGGTTGCCACTGTTCTTGCTGTGGAACTGGCGGAACTCCAGGTAGGGGTAGTTGTTGTGCTGCCTGTTGTGCCTGTCCAAACTGTGGATTTGGAATCTTGAATCCTAATTCCACCCGTTGAGGTTCACGCAACCACTTCTTAGCATCTCCATCTTTCGAATACCACAGGCTGTAGATCTGATTACCGTCGTCGCTATTCTTGTAGGTTACTTTATAGACAATGAACAGGAAAGTCAGAAAATCCTGCTGTTCTTCACGACTTTTCACTAAAGCATCCACAACTTCCTGTGAAAATCCAAACTCTACCACCTTTTCTTGCAACTGATCGGCGGTATATCGATAGATGCGAATAACACAAGAATTGTCATCCATCTTGATTGCTCGACGGTTGTAGATGAAATCTAGGGGCGAAACAAACTCAAGTGCAAGCTTCAGAGGTTTCGTCTCATCGTAGACAACTTCTGCAAATGCAATTCCGTGTGACAATCCTGCGTCGATGATCTTATAATGTTCTGTCAACCATCCATTATATTTGCATCCTGTGTTGAATGCTGTTTCCAAAACCGCAGGATCATCGTCGGGAAAGTGGACGTTATCGAGTTTTACCAAGCGTGGACCAGAAAGATAGCTCAGAAATGCCGGAAGTTCTCGACGAATGGTGCTATCGATCACCCTGTCGGGAATCAACGTCTCGTCACTCAACAACCGACCATTCACTCGCTCTTCCTCCACACTAACATCCACAAACCTGGTGTCGTTCTCGCTTCGATAGACAGGTTCCACCTGTGTTATGAAATCAGAAATCATCTGCGAGAACTTCTTGGAGGACTTGTCGTAATCGAAAAGCTTCATGGCTGTTAATTCTTCAATTGCTTCCACCTGTTACGTGTGGAGGAGTTAGATCGTGAGTTGATTAATGTTCCGAGATTCAAATAGCAGAGTTGCTCTTGCTTATGCGTGGATTGGGAAGACTTCAAGTATCGCGACCAAGCTTCTTGCGTGTCACGTTCTTGCGTGGATACATGGGTATCTACCACTTCTGCCGTTCCCACAAAAGCATCCGGCTTCACATTCGCATACGCGAGAACATAGGCATCCGCGCGGTCTGGTGATCCATGCCCGCGTAATTTTGCATCAATCTTTGACTCCAAACTCATGACGCCTGCGTCTGACGGCTTGTTGAAATACCTGTTGCTCAACTGGTCTTTCAACGTCTCGTCATGCTTGGGGATGATTAAGGTTCTGTGTTGTAGATGCAACTTGACGTTGTAGTATAATTCTATTCCGCGGTTCCTGAACCTTGCTGGATTAGCTGCTTTAGACTCATTCCGCAACCTTCTAATTGGCCACCCTCTATCTGCAAGCATGGTAATCAGTGCTCGTCCTAATCCACCCTCATCACCGTTCACATTATCGGGCACAAGACCTTTTGCCCGCCACTTATCAAGAAACGCCGCAAGCCTATTGACTACGTAGTTTGCGTCCTTGTTCCTGAAGAACTCTACGTCAACTACCATGTTGCCATCTATGATGTATCCTCCGCATTCATCTCCACCAATCGACAGGGAGAAGTCAATTCCTGCACGTAAGATTCCCTCACCTTCTCGCTTGTGTGCTGGTGGATGTAGGATCAAGTCGTCAATTAACGCCCTACTGATTACTGTCGTTTCCTCCTGTGAGGTGAACTCACTCCAGAATTGGCTACGCAATATTGCATCTCCTGCACCGTAATATCCTTGATCGGCTTCTGCTTTCTCTCGTGAGATGTGGGGACATTCATCTATGGTCACCTTGCGAAATGAATACTTCCACGCTTGTCGTGGTTGTCGCATCTCTATCGCATCTCGATAGTGTTTGTAGAAATCTCCACCTGTGGAACCTGCTGACGACACTTCTATCCAGTAGTTGTAGGTGCATCGATTCAGTCCCCGGAAGTTGCCTGTTGGGATGCCCTTGGCTTCGTTCAAGACGATTGCACAGTCTCGTCCTGGGGAGTCGTCAAACGGATGGTAACCTTCCGCTTTATTTGCCTCGTCTGTCACGAACATGTAAATCTCGCTGCCTGTCAAGGTGCAGATAATATGCTGCTTTCGTATGCGGAAGAACTCGCCACCCATGTTCTTGTTGATGCATTCGCATAGCCTTACGATTCCTGGTTCAGTCTGGGTATTCAGCTGCTTGAAGGAACCTGACGTGATGATGCATCGACTACGGATTTTGCAACAGGCGAACCATACAGCGAATAAAGCGATGCAATAGGCATCCTTGCCTGAGCCATTTGCTGCAAGTAACAAGAACTTGCACGGGTCCTCAATGCTAAACGGCTGCTCACAGATAAACGTGGAGATTTCCTTCTGCCAGTCGTAGAGGTCTTTCTTATGAGTAGCCAATTCCGGCAATGCCCAAATGCCCAATTCTGCATAGCTGGTGAACGCCAGTGGTGCATACTGGTTGCCTATCTCACCAAGAATCTCTCGATACTCGTCGTTCGAGAATTCTGTGGTAGTTGTTGTGTAGTCGGCGAGCACTTAATTATTCGTCCAGAAGGATAGTGTCTGGTTGGTCAAGAGATGGTCGTGATAGGCATTAGTCAACTGCTGCCAGTATTTCTCTGGAATCAGTGGAATTAACGTGTGCTCCCATTTCAATGCCAGTTGATTCGTTAGTTTTAACATTTCTCCCGGCTTCACATACACTATCGTAAGATTCTTTGACTCTGTCCAAGTGATGTCACTGCTCTTGGTTGCTGCTGCAATTGTTGACCCAAGAATTAGACTGGCTACCAGTAATTTTGTTTTATTCATATTGTCGTTAGCACGAGAGAAAACCAACTCAGTTTGTTTCTCGAAGTGTGTGTTCATGGATGACTCTCTCACAAGCATCCGTCCTCAAGGTCCCTCCTTCAACTGAGTTGGTTTAAAATCAAGGCAGGTAACCCTTCACAGCCCACGCAAACATGGTGGTTGTCGCTAACCACAATGGCGCATAAATCCAGATTGGCCACCGGGGTTTGTCATGCTCAACCAAGTCTGCTGAAATGATGAATAGCATGCCTGTCACGAAAGTTTCGCAACCTAAACAGAAGCAGAATGTCAACATATCAATATCCCATCCATTTAAGTATCTTCCAAATGAGAGTTCCCACAAGACCAACAATCCCAATGCAGCACAATACTGCAACCAAGAATGTCCAGAGCTTTGCTCCTTGATAGATGTCGTGTTGGGTGGGCATAATGTTATTCAATCACCGAAGCTTCCTCAATGATGGTTACCGGAGTCTCAATCACAGCACCAACTTCATTCACGGTCTTAATGACGTTCGGGTTGTTCTGGTCCAAACTTCCAGGTCCGATTCCTCGTGCTCGTCGGATGGCCTCATTTAACTTCAGAACACTAATTTGCATGAATTCCCGGGCAGGGTCGTTATAGGAGTTCCCGGCTTGTGAGTAGTTGTTCCGCTTGTCTTTAATCAAGACGTTCGATGCTTTGATTCGGACATGCTCGTCTGGGCTGCTCAATGCCAATTCCAACAATCCCCGACAAACCATCCTATATTCCTCGTCGGTGATTGCCGATTGCAAGGGAACACCATCCGCTTTACGGATGTCCACTTCATATCCTGTTGCTCGTCGACTACTACCGCTATCCCCATTGAATGATGGCCCACCATTCCCATTCGCTGCCACTGCTCTTTGCCGTGAAGCATCTTGTGCCAGCCGTTCTGCCTTCGCCATAAGTTCTGCTTTCACAGCTTCACGATACTTTGCACTGTTGTCATTCAGCAATTTTTTAACAACACCCGTATCCAGCTTCAACTCCGTGGCGATGCGATCTATGGTGAGCCCGGTCTGCTCATACATAGTCTTCGCCAACATTGTTGCTAGTTGGGTGTTCATCTTATTATGCCTCCGCTCCTGTCCACTGCTTAACGTCTTCCACCTTCAACCCCACCGGTTTTACCACACTTACCGCTCCCGCCAAGTCACCCAGGCCGTTGCTCTTCTTCATTATTCTATCCACCTGTTTCTCTGTTTCCCTCTCACACTCTTTTACCACTTCCACTATTTCAGGCCTCTCCCAAAACTCGTCCATCGCCCGCCTAACAATCTCCCTGCTCGCTTCTACCACCATCCCACAAATTTCTTTCTCTCCAGTTGTCAACATGCTCACATCTGAGCAATATCCCTGCCAGTGTTAATGGAGTTTAGTGATCTTATCATTTTAGGTTTCTTGGGGGTGTAAAATTTGTGAGTGGTTCATAGTAAGAGGTTTTCGAAAATTTCGATTCGCTTTCGCTACTCAGTATATACTCAGTCTATATTGTGATAGTGTCTACGTTAACGATAACGGACCGGTAACGATAAAGCTACCTATGGGATACCAATGCGTCAAATTTTCACGCATAAGGCGTGAGATTCACGCGTGCAAGATGCAATGGACCACTACAGGTTGTAGTATGGTGAAGTAGGTATACCACATATAGACATTGGCACGGGTGGAGCGCAGGTTGCTATGTTAGGTCACTGTGTGGAGCTAGTCCCTAGCGTTCAATGGTTAGGCCTGTGCTAACCATTGGCCGCTGAAGACAGTAGCTCCCAGAGCACAGTCCCAGCTTGGTTTACATATTCGGACACTTAACCAGTGTTACAGCGGGCGCGGACCTTGACAGTCCATTCTGCCGCAGAAGCAAGTAAGAGCCACTGTATATAGTGGATAGCTCGGAAGCGGCTACGTAATCAATCGTAGGTTCCATGCATATATAACGGGAATGATCCAAAGTAATGGATGCCATAAGCGGGACCATAGGTTGATGACTCGCTTGACCATGAAACGGAATCCCTCGGAGTAGGTCAAGACTCTCGAACAATAACTTGACCGAAGCTTGACAATTGATAGTGACAAAGCAATGACTCGCCTAGTCGAGCATAGAGTAGCTTCCCTTGTGAAGTGAAAGCTAGAATCAATTGTCGAGTCTTCTCAACAGTCGACATGAAGTCGACTGTTGAGCATGACTCTATGAAGCTGGTAAAATACAAAGATAAGGAGTATTACGTTGAGGAGTTTCAAGATTTCATAACAGGCGAGAAAACCTTTGAAGCGGCATCTGTTGATGTTAATATTCATGCGTATGGCATAACACCGGAATTGGCATTAGAACGCTGCCACAAAGCGGCACTAGAGAATGAGTAGAGTCTTCTGGCGGAATGGCAATAACGTCGTTTCGCCAGCATGACTCTATGACGCAGCATCAGGTAGTTAAAATCCATCTTGACGGCAATCGCCAAGTCAAGCAAGTTGAATACCTACACGGAACAATTGTCAATATTAAATCCCGTGATATGACAATTAAAGAGTGTATGGAACTCATGGCCAGCTTGGGCGCATATATCGTCAAACAAACAATTGGGCGTTAAGCCCTTTCAACTGTCGCAATCACGTTGACAGTTGAACAATGCTTAATGAACACCGAAATTCAAACACAGCAACAAGACAACTCTACGCTCGCCTTTCCCATTGCTGGCACTCCCCGTTTCCAACTGGACGCCTCCGGGATGAAATGGCGTGACTATCGGAAGGCGGCAGGAATCGACGATAAGTCACCAATGGACAAGGTGAAGGCGGCACAGAAGGAATTCAAGGCGCAACAGAAACAGGCGTTCAAACAGGCGAAGCAGTTGGCAGGGTTGTTAATCAATGATGACAGCTTCCGGCAGGTGAAACTGACCTGTCATACGGATAAGAAAGGGTATCGGGTATTCTCCGTGCGTGGAACCACAAAGGCGCTGAAGGTTCCTAAAGCGTTGGCGGACGAGGCTGAGAAACCTGTTAGTGAAATGAGCGTGGAAGAGCTTGAAGCAATCATTGCAGAGCGGAAAGCTGTGGTGACTGTGGAAGCGGCCTAAGTCAATCGAACAAGAGCTTCTTGTGAATACAGGAGGCTCCTTTCGGTTTACTTCAACACTCAATAACATGATAACCATCACCATTACTAACGGCGTGGATACTTACACAAAAGAAGTTGCTCCTGCGGAGATTGACGAAGTCATTGCCTTCTGTGCTCTTGGATTCTGGCGGATTGTCGCGGTGAACGCTTAAAATTCCACGATGCCTACCGTGGCGACGGCCTCCTGGGTTTCTTAGTGGTTGTGTTATGAATCCACATCGTGCATTGGAACGGAACTTGGTGATTCTTCTGCTACTATCTAGCGTTCTACTTGCCATTAAACTCCTCTCATGATTCTCAAACGCAAGATTCACCCACCACGCAAAATCACCAGAATCTTTCCACAACGCACAACTGTCTATTACTTTCCTGTTAGTTGGACACTTGATGAGAAATTGGCTTTCGTTTGCAAGCGATGGCCTCGAAAAGTTGTAGGATTAAGACCAAAGACGCTAGAAATCTGGTTGAAATAGAATGAGAAATTAGCCCTTTCATAAAACTTATCAAGTTGTTATGCCATTTTATGGCCTTCTTCTTATTCTTTATCTTTTTTATATATTTTTTTATATTTTTTTTCTTTTTTAATAACTTTTTAGCAGGAAGTTCTTGGTGAGACTTGATTTGATAAAGTGGCATAAAGTGGCATAAAACGGTGTTAAATCGGCATAAAATGGCATAAACATAGATAGGGAAAAAGAAAGAAGTGATAAGGAGAGATAAAGACATAGGATGGAATGTGAAAAGGGGTTAGCAGGAATTTAGCAGTGTGGTAGTGGTGATTTAGGAATGTCTTCTTTTTCCATAAGATCTATAGGCCAATTTATGCCCAATTATGCCAGTTTATGCCACTTCCCGGGCGGGAATGGCTGAAAAGGTCGTGCTAAAAAGATATGAGAAAAGAAATGAATCATAAGGCGGAGATAAAGGATGCATAAGTGGCATGATAAGTGCTAAATGCGAGGACAGTTAGTAGTTATCAGATCACCTATGAATAAGCATCAAAGGGAAATTAATAAGCTGTTCAGACAAAGAAGCGTGACAATATGAGAACAATCTACAAATATCCAATAGCTAGCAGGGACCAACAAACCATCCAGATGGGCCACAATGCAAAGCCAATTGCTGTGCAGTTTCAGCATGGAGTATTGTGTATTTGGGCAGAGGTGGAGAATCATCCATTGTATGCAAAACTTCCAACAAAAGTGACGGTGTCCATCTACGGCACTGGACACCCACTACCAGACGAAAGCTTGGAAGAGCGGTATCTTGGAACGGTGCAACAGGATGGTCTAGTTTGGCATGTTTATACGTTATGAATGAAAATAATCTACCAGTGGTTGAATTCACAATGTGGAAATCAACAGGAGGCTACAACATCAAATGTGTTTGCCACTCACGAGGATACTTGAAGATATGGAACTACATTCCAGCCTTGAAGCTGGCATCAGCAATAATCGAGAAAGTCTATAAAGCTATTGAAAACTCCACAGATTTATGAACCCACCAATTAACCTACCACTCACTATCCACGTCACGCAAGAGGACATAGACGAGGGAGTCCAAGAAGATTGCGAGAGATGTCCAGTGGCAAGGGCAGTAGAACGAGCAACGGGCATTTCAACAGTTGTGCAATTTGAGAGAATCTCTGTTAACTGCCAAAACAAAGTAGTATTCGTAACACCAACATACGTCAGAATATTCATCAAGGCATTTGACGAAACAAGACTCGTAACACCATTCAGCTTCACCCTAACCGAGAATGACCGCGTATGACAACCACCACGTTAATCACCATTCTCAAGCAACTTCCCGAACAGGAAGTGACAACAGGATTGTTAGCGGCATATGGAGTGCTGAACAATCCACAGGAGGAGTTGGATGCTGAGTTTAAAAAACTTGAAGGAATGCTCTCGGGTGACGACAGGCTAATGCCTGGTAGAGAATCAGACTTTGTAAAGTCTCTTTCGAAGGTTAAGCATCTTCGGAAGTTCATTGAGAATATTAAATACAAAGCGACAACATGAAAAACTGCCATATCCGAATCACGTTATCCAGCACCTACACAATCGCAACAATTCAATGGGTAGACTCAACCACAGGAAAAGTCAAAGGAACCTTTGGACGAGAAGAAATCTGTAAGTTAATCTACATCCTGGGAAGGAGACTAAGTGGACACAAAAGTAAGCCAACAATCTAAGGCATAACAACCAGATAAAGATTCTTAACAACCAACTGGCATGCAACCTGCTGTTAGACGCATGTCCTCAATCTCATGAAAGACAAACAAACTATAGACGCAACAGGTGTCAAGATGCACAAGGTGGAGTTGACAGATAGGGAAGTCACATTCTTAAAAGACGCAATACATATTGTGATGGAGACAGAAACAGGAACATTTCTGTGTGGTCTAGAGGAATGTGTGAACATCCTAAAGAAGCTTGAAGACAGTATCAAACAAAAATCTCCATCCAAACCTCTCCGTTGGTTTCTCTACAACCAAAATAATTCAGGTAGAGAATTCGTCAAAGACGATAAAGTCGATGAATATGTCTTCATTGAGGCACACGGCGCAACGGAGGCAAATGCTCTCGCAGAGAAGCTCGGAATCTATTTTGATGGCTGCCAGAAAAAAATAGACTGTTTTTGTTGTGGAGATAGGTGGACAGAATGTTGGGTAGATGAACATGGAACAGAGACAGTGGAACTCTACGGCAAGCCACTAGACGCCAATAGAGCAGGACGCAGCAAAATCTGGAATTACGAGACGTTGAGGAAACTCTAAGACAACATGAAGACAGTTATCTTATCTGTCAAAGACGTTCAACGCCTACGAACACTTCTAGGAAAGAGTGAAAAGATTAAGAAATTCAACAGTCATAAATGCTTCCCACTGTGCGAAAATTGTCTGCCAATAAACACACTATTGAGTAGCCTGTGGAATGCTTGGTATGACAACCGAGAAACAGGAAAGAAACCAACAATAGAGCTATCAGATAGCATGTTAAAGATTTGTATCGCCGCACTTCCAGAGAAGTCGAAAGATCAGATAGTGAGGGCATTAAGGAAGAAACTCTAATTTTAATCAACCAGCGCTCTACTGGCGATTAATTAGCAACGGCTAGAGCACAACAAGAACCAAACAAACAAGCAGAAAGAAACAATATGTCAGATGGAACTCCAGTTAGTGGAACACCCGTAGCGACCGCAGAGGGAGAAAAGACAGTCAAAGAAATCAAGCCCCTTTATGTCGAGGGCACAAACGAGGATATCCGCAAGGTAATCCCGATGCTTGATCCAGTCTCCCGTAATGGCGTATCCTGCGCCATCAACGCGGGACAAACGAAACACGGGCAAAAGCAAGGTCGGTATTACATGAAGCTCAAGGTTGAGGACTTGTCGTATCCTGACCTTTTGCAGTTTGTGGGTGAATCGGAAGTCAAGGGCATTCTGGTGAAGGAACTTGCCCTGCTCTGTCGTCAGTGGACCGATCAAGCATCGTCCATGAATGCTGAGGGTAAGGTTTCTCTCGAAGTCTGGAAGACCTGCGCTCAGAATCTCCTCGTTGTTCGTGTCAGCTTGGAGTCTCTCCAGGAGCAACTGGACACTGCATTCGAGGAGTTCACAGCGTTGTTTGGTCCAGATGGCGAATTGCTGCCTGACTCGCCTGACACCAAGCCCCAAGATACCAACAAGGCGAAGTTCATGCAGTATCTTGGACGCACTCGGGAGTTGCAGAAGCAGATCAGCAAAATTGAGGCAGACAGGGCGGCCAAGAAGCAGGGTGGCAGTGGTAATGGGTTGGATTGAGTAGTGTCTAGTTAACAGACAGGCATGGTCAAGAGTCACTAATGACCATGCAAGTCTGTCAACAGCAGAACAGTCGGAATACTTCACAATATGAAACCTTCTGAATTACTTGACTCACCTGAGAAGTGGACAACTGGAGAATTAGCTAGGGACAAGGACGGAAATAAATGTGATCCACTAAGTCCAGAAGCAGTTTGTTGGTGTATTGAAGGCGCATACAGGAGGGTGTATGGTTACGATATGGAGGCGATAATTGGAGTGTTCTTGATACGACAACTAGGACTAACGGAGACTGCATTCAGGTTCAACGACTCTCACACCTTCGAGGAAGTCCGGCAGGTTCTAATAAACGCTGACCTATAATTTCCCAACCATAGGTAATGCTACGACACACCATGATCCAGCATGCATGTCCGGAATATGAGCATAACCGGCTATGGTTGGAGTTAGGCGCACATAGTTCAACGGCAGAACGTAGAAGTCCGAGACACGAAAGTGGAGTAGGCATCCAAATGCTGAATGTCGGTTCGATTCCGACTGTGCGCGGTGATTTACCCAACATCAATGAAACCAACAACCCACGTTGTGGACTTGCTGAGTGCAACTTGTTGGTGTTGGGTTCTTCTTAAAATATTATGAAATATCTTGCAATAATCAACAGTGACTATCCGGGAGTAAAGATAGAAGATAGCAATGAGAACACTCATACGGCAGTGGTAGTAAACTCAGATGCTATTGACAGTGTCGGCATGTTTGAGGATGGAGAGGTTTACATTCAAACAAATGAAGAAGTCTACTACTTCACAAGTAACGTCCCACAACAAACCCAGCAGGTATTTGCTTGGATACTCAAGCAACTAGGCGAAGCCAAGTATTAACATGAGCATGAGCATGAGCATGAGCAACGATACACCTGAGGGCACACCTGAGGGCACAAACCACTGGCCAGGACTTGCAACCAAGCGTTGCGTGTGTGGATATCCAGCAGAGGTAGATTCCACACACGCAACGCAAGACAATGGGATGCGAGTAAAACTGTTCTACTTCAAATGCTGCCACTTTGAACACAAAGGTCCATTAGCATTCAGTGAACAGAAAGCAAGAGAATTGTGGAACCAGAAATACGCAAAAAATTCTAACTACAAAGACTAATGACCTCCCGACAGCTATCCATAGCCCTCGCCACAGGCTTCACCATTATCAACACTTCCCTTTGGCTAGACTATCGTGGAGTTGGGCAACGACTGCCGAAAACTTTACCAGGTGAGGCGTTGAAGACAAATTATTCTTTCAACATCAACATTGGTGAAGGAATGTCAAACACTGAGGAAGTCATCCTGCACGACGTGCCAACCTTGGATTTCGGTAGTGGCGTTCGCTTGCCACTGCTACCAACGTCCTCACAGCATGACCTGACAAACACTTTGAGGCAATTTACAACGCACGCAGATTTCAGATACATAAAGACGAATCGTTAACAACTATGAAAACAGAACTAATCGCAGTTAAAGAGGTAGTGAGGAACCAAAAGAAGGAAGGTCTTTACGAGACAAGACAAGGAACGGCAGTGGTCCTGGTGGCAACGTCAGGACTGAAGGCTATGGTTGTCCATTATGGCTGTCATTACGAACTGGAAATGAACTGTGGAGATATGGTTTCAGCCGCAAGCAACTTTGAACAATACTGGAAACGCCTACCAGCAGGAAGTCAAGTGCTGTTGACACAGGAATAACACAACTACCAATACCAAAACACTATGAAACCAACTGGAATAATCAAAACACGAGTCACCAAGAAGGATGTGGAGGAAGCTGAGAAGCATCGAGGAGAATCTTGCATTACACTTAGCTGTCCAATTGCAAGAAGTCTACGAAAGAAATGGGACACAGTATCGGTTGGGTATAAATCAGCAAAGGTCAATGGCCACTCTTACTGGCTTGATAAACTGGGAGAAACCATCTCAAGCCAGTTCTCTTTTGAAAAGAAGACTTCTACTGGATGGGTAACACTAACACCATTCTCCACGAATGTCTAACCAACCACCATCCAAGCCATACGAGGCATTTCCTGAGGACATTCCTGTCACCATAGAACGAGCAGGAATCGGAACGGCAACCGACATCAAGACACAAGGATTGCCTTTGTGTGTGGTTTTAAGGATGCTGATGAACAAGTCGGGGCATTTCATTTGGTCAGCGGTCTATGATGCCCACGACTTTGTGAAGGTGGACGTGAAACTGGCGAAAGAATTGGAACGACTAGACCCAGATGAAACCTTGCTGCACGTCCAGTGGGAAGACTTTGAGGGGAAACCAATCCTGTTTCACGATAAGTGGAGTGACCGAGTGATCCCGAATGTTGCCTGCGTCTGGCACATTCATGCTTGGCGAACATCAGTTGCACGGTGGCTATGGCAACAACATGCGTCCGAAGCACAACGACAGGCAAGGTTTCAGGAAGTGGAGGCGTATAATACGTTCGTATCGTTAATCGAGAAACAAGATGGGATTTCCACCAAACAAGCAGAGGAAATGGCAAGGTTCATCATCAAAGGAAAATACAAACCTATGGCACGAGTTTATGGTTGGGATTTAGAAGCGAGGAAGGAGATTGAGAGGGTATGAACAAAAGAAAATTGTGGTTAATAATTACCTGGTGGGTTCTGCTAGGACTATTACATGTAGGATTGCTAGTCACATCCGGATTCTTTATTGTCAAGTTTCTACTACTGGCAATTAAGTTTATGGAAAAGTCAATCCAATGAACAACCTGCCGCCTGAAGGCATTCCGCCCAAATACGAAGAACAAGATAACCTTTGGTATATGGCGATTTGGTTGATTGCGTCAGTGGTTATCGCAAGCGTGTTGTTAGTTTTGTTTTTCTCGTTATGAAACGTATAGCAATCGACACATTCATACTATTCTGCTTGTCACTAGCAATGGCGTGTTTAATTATCTTTATACTCCACCTTGCTGGATGTCAATAGTATGAAAGAACTAGATTTTCTGCGTGCAATCCGAAGTGAACTGCAAGACATCAAGTTGCTGTTAATCATTATAGCTGGCTTTCAGTTCTTCACTGTAGTAGCAGTCCTCTTCTACAAATGAAACTCTTCTTCTTGTCACTCAACCCACAACAAGCAGCGGAAATGCTGGACGACAGGAACCTGGAAACTTGTTGTGCGGAACAGTGGAAGTGGTTGCCGGATGTAGAACTGGAAGTTAACAGACCTAGAACCAAGTCTGAGGATTGGGTAAGGGTAACCTTAGAAAATCGTGTAACACTAGGCATCTTCTCCTCATATTGCCACCTAGAATTTAAATACCGCAACAACACGTGGCACCATCAAGAACCAAAATTTAACTGGTATTTTAGCCTACTGTGTAAGAAAGCAGACCACGAGCATTTGCCTGTCGTTATGCGTGTAGTGGTTCCTCAAGTGGAACAAGATGTCAGGAAAGCCTTTCGAGGCCAAGACATCGCCAAAGCCTACCAGCAACATTATCTGCATTCGGCAGAGAGTTGGAATGCTGTGTGGACCAAGCGTGAGGTTCCAGAATTTTACAGACAGCATCTAGCCGAGACTCAAATGATAAGAATGAAGAATCAACGAATGACTTTCGCGATAAACTAATAAATATGGACCTCCCCAAAAACTTTGACTTGTCCTTGCTGCCACCTGAGAACCCTGCGTTGCAATCTAATCGCCTAGAACGATTTCAGTATAACGCATCAAACAAGCTTTGTTATGCCTTCCTCGTCGCCGGTAAGTCTGCCATCCAGCTAATTGGTGGAACCGGCGTAGGAAAAACATGGATAGGTGGCAACTTCCTGGCACGCCTGAAAGCAGCAGGCAAGGATCGTGCACCACACAATACATTCACACCTTATCCTTTTTGGTGGATAACCACAGCAAACTGTGTGGAACCGGTTCGTAGGGAACTCACCCAAGGGTTTGGCTTACAAGAATTCGATGACTTTTGGGTAACCAACTACGATCAACTCCGGTCAAAAGAAGGTGAGAAGTTCTTCAGCGAGAAGACCGTAGTGCGAGATGGCGTAGAGGTTCTTGAAGTGGTTGTGCAGCATCGTCTCCTTCCCCGTGTAATCATCATCGACGAATCCCAGAAAGTCAAGAATCCAAAAACCAAGCAGCATCGATACATTCAGGCGATAATCAAACTTCCCAGGGAGATTCGCCCATGGATCATCTTCATGTCGGCAACACCCTGGACACGGGTGATTGACGCTAAGTGTTTCGTGACAGCATCGGAGATTCCATTGCTTGGCTTCCCCGTAGATGATAGCCATTGGGATGAAGTCTCCGCAAATATCTCAACCGACGGTGACCCAATGCTGCATTCGCCGAAGGCAATCGGGACACTAAGGGATTTGAGTGAGGATTGGATCATTGACATCCCAACCATTACCGGTAAGTATCGTGCCTACAACTCCTGTAAGTTGATTGACTTTAAGAATGTGGAAAGCCGGGCAAGGTATCTTGCAGCTTGGGAGAGGTTCGAGCAGAAGTGTGCAAAAATGGGGAGAGATACACCTAACGGCCACTTCGAGGAACTTGTGGCTTTGGGGCAATTCAGGCAAGCAGCGGAATTGGAACGTGCAGAAATCTTTGCGGATGAAGCTGTTAGCAGGTTGGCCAAAGACAACAAGTCCATCATCATTGCCGCCGCTTTTCGCGGAACCATTGCACGCTGTGTCCGTTATATGATTAAGAAGCATGGCGTCAAGCGTGAGGATATATCTCTTATCTGGGGAGGCGACGATTCCTTTGAGCAATCTGGTCGGTTAACGCAGAAGGAGATCATGGACTACGGGTTTCGGATTGCTAAGGGTGAGAAACTCCCCGAAGCTATCTGGCGAAAGCTGAATAAGGAATTGGCCACAGCAGATGAGGATGTCCAAGAGATTAAGGAACTGGCGGGTGTAAAGTTAGACTTAGGCAGCCAATCCCGAGAACAACGACAACGGGAAATTGACAGGTTCCAAACCTCTCGCACGAGGATTTGCCTCTTCACCCAAGCATCTGGTGGAACTGGGGTTTCCCTACATCACACCAATCAGTGGTTTGAGGTATTCTACAAGAAGCATTTCACTTGCTTAAATCCTACCGAAGCACCAGAGCATCGGGAATATCGATCGAACGCTACAGGCAAGGTCTTTCGCTCTTATCCCAGGTATGTGATGGTGACGCCCACATATTCCGGACAAGACTTTGTCCAGACACTTGGACGAGGGCATCGGTCAATGTTTAGTTTGTCAGACACGTATCAAGATGTTTGCTGGTTCCGTAATACAAAGGAAGAGGATGTCATGGATATTGTCCAGACAAAATTGCATTGCCTATCGAAAGCCATCAAGCAACGAGAAACGTGGCATGACGTTCTGCGTAAGCCCAAGAAGGAACGGATGGTTGATCCTGCGGAAGCTGCCTTGAAAGCTGTGAATGAAGAATACATTGCAGCAGATGGAGATGTTAACGAAGGAGAGAGTGAACAGGAGGAGAATGAATGAATGTAATTGACACCCCAATAGACCCACGAACCTATAATCCCCAAGTCCACGAAGACTTTGCTCGTGGATACTTGAACAAATTAATTACCGCCGATCCTGAAATGCAGAAACAGAAACGGATTGCGGAGAAGCTGGCAGGCCTGTCCGATCCTGTCCTGATTCTTGGAGAGACAGGCACAGGAAAGGAACTCTTAGCGCGAGCAATGGGTGGAATCAGGCATCCATTTGTATCCGTGAACTGTGCAGCAATCACCGAATCCTTGGCAGAGAGTGAACTCTTTGGACACAAGCGTGGATCGTTCACCGGGGCAATCGCGGATCATCAAGGGTATTTTGAACAAGCAGCAGGAGGTTGCATATTCCTAGATGAAATCAATAGCTTGCCGTTGAACATGCAAGCGAAATTACTCCGTGTATTAGATGGTGGCGAATACCGTAAGGTGGGTGCTGAGAAGGTGGAGAAGATTAGTTGCCGAATAATTGCTGCCTCAAACTATGTTAGCCTAACTCATGCTGATTCTCAATTCAGAACTGATCTTTATTGGAGATTGGCCACATATTCAATCATAACGATTCCGCTATGGAGAAGGGAGCAGGATGCCGTTAACTATATGTCTTCACAAGGGATGTCTGGACTGGATTTGACAACAGCTTTAAGTGACACCAGAGTGTTTAAGTCAGGCAACTACCGTGAAATGTTCGCGTATGTGAAACGCTGGAAATTTGAAAGGAGTTTGAGTCTATGATCAGTCACCAGTTTGCAGAAGGGATAACCAAAAGTGGAAAATATCCAGAAACACAGGCATGGAAAATAGCAGAGGAATTGGACCTAATATTAGTCTGGAGTGAGTATCCTGGAGTTGTAAGATTCCATGGATTGGTAAATGACGACAAGCATTGTGTGGTTGGGGAAAGGATAATTAAATTCTACCTACCGGAAGCTGGGCAGACTTTAACCTATCTTCAAGAACGTAGAGTGGGTGGAACCTTTCTGACCGTTGCTGCCGACTGTTCTACAGGAAGATTCATAGTCGCTGAGTCTAAAGAATATCAGTCAATTGGAGTTGTTCTAAATAAAAGGAGTTTGAAGATATGACAGAAGAACAGTATCAGGAGATTTTGAAGTTGAGAGATGCGGCAATAGAAGAAGCTGACGACATGGATTATTTCACTGGCCGAGCAGACGCCATCGAATCTGTGATGATAATTCTCGATAAACCGCTACCACCACGACGCGACTAAATTTAAATATGACAAAAGAAGAATATGATGCAGAATTTCTAAGGCTGACGTCAGCACCAATTACCCATCCATTTTGGGAAACGTGCAGAGCAGAAGTTAACGACCTTAGAGAGAAGATTGGATACTCTCCAGAACTTGCGAGGTTTGAATATTTAGCCAAAGCAATTGGATACAGACTCGGATACGAAACCTAACCTATGCCCCACTCCTACAAAAATCGACGAGCAGCAATGGAAGTCCAAGAATGGGTGGACATGGTTCTCGCCGAACCTGGTGCAGAATTCGAGATCAACCCACTCGAAAAGAATATGAACTTGGTGTCTCTCCAAACTTATATTTCCGGTGGCTTCTCCTACATGCGAGAACAAGCTAAGTCACCCAAAGAGCGTGCAGAAATTGACAACATGCGACGACGTATTGTCATCAAAAGGGATAAGGATAAGTTGATACTCACCGCAAAACCAGATGGATTCAATCGTTCATTGTTGAAACGCCGTGGAAGCGGCGCTCATATGGTGATAGATGGGCATGCGAAGTCGCATAAAGTGGAGCAACCAGAACCAATTGCTGGAACTGTATTTGACATCATGGAGTTTGCAACCAAGTTTCAGACATTTTACGAATCCGCGAAGGAGAACGAGGAGATGGTAGTCGTATACGATAACTACCTAACCGGAGCAGACAAGCAGGCGATTCATGATTTTCTTGAGTCGTCAGAGAGTTTCAAGTGCGTGGTGGATAGAAACAAAATAACCGTGAGGAGGGTAGCCTAATATGAAAGTCAAAGAACTAATTGAGGAGTTGCAGGCGTTGGAGAAACCGGAGGCTAAAGTAATTTTCTATGGATATGACTTCCAATATGCGATTGACTATGTAGCTTATGATCCAAAAGAGAACACAGTTGATCTTCAATGACCATCGAAGAATTCCTTGGACTTTCCGCAGACGACTTCGCACGAATGTCCGACGAAGAAATCATGACACACTTGCAACCATATCTTGCTGCAAGCAGGCCAGCAGAAGGAAAGAAATTCGCCAGCAAGGATCAAATCGTGACCACCCAACGAACGAACAAACGAAAGAATATGATGAGTATGATTGAAGGATATTTAAAAAAGCATGGAGAGCCGCTATGACATCAATAACCTGCGACGAGTGCGGAAAAGTTATCGAAGGTTTATCTGGAATTCCAACACAAGAAAGGTCAGTGAGGCTAAAGCTTAGAGGCGAGGTAACTTTTGAACTAAAGGTCAAGAAAGAGAATGCTGACATCTGTTGGCCTTGTGCTAAGATGTTATTGGTGAAAGTTTTTTCATCTATACAATGAAACCCACCATCCGCATAGACGCCTCATCCTTAGTTTATTCAGCGTGCATTCGACGCTTCTACTGGACAGTCGTCGACGGCTATCGAGAAGACGACCACGGATTTGAGAACACTGCGATGCATTTGGGATCAGCCTACCACATATTCGCAGAACACTTCTATAAGGACCGCTCCGAAGAACTTGCGATGCTTGCTGGTCGAAAGTATTTTCTGTCGAAGCGCTTCAAACCCGGACCCAAGCAGCAGTTTATCGACTTGCCGTATTTTATGTCGATGTGTGCGCAGGGTGCTTTGTATCTGTCGAACTCTCCATTTCAACCAGTAACGGTGGGTGACCAACCACTAGTAGAAATCAAGTTCGAGATTCCTGTGCATGAAGATGACCATTGTAGAATCTGCCTTTGTGGCACCATCGATAAGGTAGGGAAGTTCAAGAACGGACCTTACGCAATCGGCGATTACAAAGTTTCCAACGCAAGCGATCCGCAGAAGTATTTCGAGCAACATAAACTCTCGACTCAATTGCTCACTTACCTTTGGGCCTTACGATGGTTTTCTCGCGAGAAAGAAGCTATCGCAGAAATCTGGAATGGTGGGCAGGTAGGAATATTCATTGATGGAGTATTCCACCACGGCAAAATTGGGATGGTAGATTTTTTACGCAGTGACGTTATCTATGTGCCAGAGAAACTGATTGACGCTTATGAGTGCCAACTGCACACAGTAGCAAGAGGACTTGCATTTGCGATGAAGCACAGAGATAAAGTAGAGCCTCCACCTGAAGGCATTATTAATGGCTCCTGTTCCTCGTATTCTTCACAATGCAAATTCGTTGGTGTCTGTGGTGCAACTGAACCTGAGATTGGAAAACTATGCCTAGAACAAAACTTCGTGAAAAAAGAATACAACCCGTTGGAGTTTCGCTAAACAACTTATGAGCACTCAACTAATGGGACTTCGACGTGATGTTGCTGAATGCCTTGAGAAATTCTCACGAGCAGCGGCAATGGAATACATGCAGAAGATTCGAGATGAACAACCAACCTATAGCGAGGAGAAAGTTAAGCAGGTCTTTGACGAATACATGCAACCGTCTGCGGCGGTTCATGCTTTGGCGTTGTTCATTCAAGGATTGATTGATACTAACGGAAAACACATACAACTACCGAGCAAAGAGTATATCGCTAGAAAGTTTAAGATATGAACCTCATAGCATTCACAGGACACTCTGGAGTTGGGAAGGATACGGTGGCCTCAATACTTGAAGAACTCATTTCGATACCTGACTTCTGTCCGGTGGTTATTCACGTTAAAACCTCTGACTATATAGCCCTGCAACTGGCTAGGGTAATTAAAGCTGACCAGTTCCATATGTTGGAAGCAAGAAGCACGGAGCCTAAATTGATCAGAGAAATCCTCAAGGCTGCTGGAAATTGGGTCAGGGAAATGGAGTTAGAGTATCTTGACAACCTAGTCCACTCGACTCTTGAAGACTACCCACTAGGTACAGACGACTACTTCTTGCTCACAGGCATCAGGTTCCCAGACGAGATTACCACCATAATCAACAACTACAACGCAACCATCATCCGCATCACCAATCCACGTATCCCAATCCATGATCCATCTCACGATACTGTTAGGCATATCAATGACCTCCCCTACCATTATGTCATCCCAAACACTGGCACCATTGACGACCTTCGAGCAACGGTCACCAAGCTCTGGAACGAGACTAGATTCTCGTCAGTTGGACGCCCTCTTATCTGCCCTGGCACTTGTGGAGACGGGGAATAATCCCCATGCTATTGGTGCTCGTGGTGAGATTAGCGAGTATCAAATAATGCCAGCTTTATGGAGGATTTATTCCCAAAGACTTGGCACTAAAAATGCTCGGAGTATAGCATCCTCAATTCTCCACGATAACTATGCATGGTATGTTCGTCTATATTCTAGACCACCGTTTCCAGAAGAACAATACTGTATATGGAATCTGGGAAAAACTAAGTTCAGATGCACAACTAAATCAGGCAAGTTCCTACCTATCAGAATAAAAGTAGTTCAGAATTTTGCAAATACCTACCATGAGCAACTTAAACGACTTGGCAAATAAGGTGGCACCACTAGTAGCTACATCAGGTTTTGCGCAACAAGTCTCAGTCGCTGATCCGCTAGCGTTTCTCTCGTCGATTGTTGAATATTCAGACAATCCAAAATCCTCACAGATACGCTTGTTGATTATCTCCAAGAACGGACTTGGTAAAACTTGGTCGGCGTTAACAGCACCTAACCCGATTGTCTGTGACTTCGACCGCGGGATGCTTGCACACCAAGACCGGAAGATTCCAACATTGAACTTCTATGACGTAGATTTCTGCAAGAAGATAAATCCACAGAAACCCAATGCCCGTGACGCCTTTGAACAATGGCTCTGTTTTCCGGGGACTAAGACCGGAGCAGAACACATTCCAGCAGGACACACTTTAATCATCGACTCTTGGACAGGGTTGCAAGACTTTGAGGGACAGCAGACAGACATTGCACCTAAAGTCACAGCAAAGGGGAAGGAAGATGGTTACGCCAAATGGGCAACCAAGTTAGAGTATGCAACCAAGATTTGCTTGCGGTTGCAGACTCTTGCCTGTCATGTGATTGTCACCGCCCATGAAGATGAAATGAAGGACGAGAATGGTGCATTGATGAATCGTGTGATGCCACTCATGCAAGGCAAGTTCCAACAGAAGATGGGGAATTACTTCACGCATATCGTCAGGATGCTCGTAACCTCGAAAAATACGCTCAACTCTACAGGCAAGATCGAATCTGTCCAAAGTGAATGGTGGTGGCAGTGTCAGACCGACGACAATTTCGCGGCAAAGTGCCGTGGACGTAACGACAAATACAAAGTTCCCGCAAGATGGGAATGCCTTCCGCAGTGAACCTAATAAAAAACTAATATGGATATAAATACTAAAACACCACAGCCACTTGAAACTGGCGGGATTGGACAACCAAAATTCACGCCGACTGAACAAGAACAGATTGAAAGGACATTCACTTATCATGCACCAAAGGGTGACCAGCAAACTCGATATGTGCAATTGCGAGAGAAAGCGAAAGAGCTTGCTTATCTGATTGCAAGTAATTGTCCAGCAAGTCGCGAAAAGTCACTAGCCATGACAAGCTTGCAACAAGTAACTATGTGGGCCAACGCCTCAATTGCAATTAACGAATAACATTATGCCCGACGAAACCTTTACAAACGCAGACGGCCAGACAATCGACGAGCGCAAAGCTCAGATCGCACAACAGCAACAGGATCAAGACAATGCCCGACTCTCTGATCTAATCGCCAGCAACTACAAACGCATGTTTGCCCATCCAGTTGCCGGACCTCTTGCCGCCCAGCTGAATGCCTTGCGTGGCCAGTATCTATCAATGGGCGGTGACATCCAAGAGACTGCCAGCAATCGTGCTGTAGCGGCAGGACTTGCAAACTTGATCTTACCTTTCATTGATTCCGTGTCTCAGCTTCCAGGAATCTAACAATTTCTCCCTAAAGAGAAACACGAAACAAACAACAAACAAAAACATAACAAACTAAATATATGGCAGTATTCAACAAGTCCGATCTCGTGGCCGCTGGTGCAATCAAGCTCCCTACCGGCTGCTATCATTATCGTTGCATCTCCTCCAAGATTGCAATCTCACGGAAGTCTGGCGCGAAGATGTTCGTCAATCAATGGGAACTCTATTCCCCGGAGAAGGTGGAAGTTGGCGGCGTGGTCGCAATCATCGCTGGCCAGAAGTTCACTGATCGTGTGGTGATTTCTCCGAAGGCAATCCCCTTTGCCTTCCAGAACTTCTTCAACATCTTGCTCCCTGATCTTGACACGATCAACGACGAGGATGATGCACAGTTGGACGCAATCTGCAAACGGATTGACAGTCTTGCGGTGCGTGGAGTCCTTTCTTGGGAAGAGTCGTTCGTGATGGACGGGGAAGATAAAGTGCTTGATAGTGACACCAACCAGCCAATCTCGAATGGCTGGCAGGTGAATGTCAGGAAGCACCTCGGGTTCTCAACCATCCAACCTCCGGCGTTCTGATATGATACGAGAAGTGAAAATAGTTCAAGAGGAGGATGTGTCTATGGCAGAACACTATACTAATGAACATCTTCGTAAAGGATGGACATTGGTATCAGGACTAACTTGCGAGCATGGAGTGTGGAGAGCAGTTCTACATGACATGAAAGAGGACGTTCCACCAGCACCGGAAACGGAAAACTTCTAGTCCCATCAACACTTGCCCATCTAGTGTGAGGGTGGGCAAGATTGAGGAGATTAAATAATATGATTATATTTATTCCACCATCTTCAGATGAAGAATGCGATCCGGTCTTTGTAATGATAGTAATAATATTAAGCTGCATAGTAGGACTATGTGTAGTAGTCACTGCGGCATGGATAGCATTAAGCGGAACTTGGTAATGAGACACCCACCAACCCAACCCTATAATGGAATTACCATTGTTCTCTCACACCCTTCACGATTTGACACTGAACGCCTATTATCTGGGACAGCGGGAGCGTTCTTTGAGGATCATTGTCTCTGTTCAAATCTAGCAGCTTATGACATCCGCACAGCAAATGACCAGAATCCTCTTATCAGTGGAACGAAGTCTGTCCTACTACTCGGACAGTTGGCAGTCACACGATATACTGCCGAGCAAGCAACCATCCATAAGCTCCACGGAAGTCCTATTACAATACGAAAAGAATTATCAAGAGATTGCTCGTTGGCACAGGTCTATGGCATCCCAAGTTACTTCCCTCAAGACGCCCAAGACCCAATAGACTATGAGTCACTCAAGAATCCCCGTTGCCCAACTTATACTGGAACCCTTGTTGGAGGGGGAAATAAAGACGGAGACGAGGATGACGAGGATGACGGTGGAGGAGTCCAGAAGGGAAGGCACACAATCGTCTCGCGAAAGAACTACCGTTTCTGGTTGCAACAAGACACGCGCAAAGCAAAGATGCTGGCATTTACTTATAATGGTATTTTGCCGACCAGCAATTGTCGGATAGACGCACCATGTGATCCTTATGAAGCAGTCACAGTTCTCAACGAAGCAAGAGAAGGTTTTCTATATCTGGACATTGAAACCGACACTGAGCAGAACATCAACTGTGTGGGCTTTGCTGTTAACGACTCTAACATATATGTGTTTCCTCTACTCGATTGCCAGTATAAACTATTCTTTGGGCCTGCGGTTACTGCTAAGTTTATACGTGCTTTTGTTGTGGCTATGTCACGTCTCACTACTATTTGCCACAACTCGTTCTTCGATGTCCTAGTTCTTGCTTGGAAATACCACTTGCCAATTGGCCGCCAACATTATGATACGATGGTCGCAATGCGTCGAGCGTTCCCTGAGTGTGAGATTGCATTGTCACATGCCATTTCCTTATACACTTGGGCTAACTACCACAAAGATGCAGGGGTGTTTATGCCATACAACAGACAGCAAGAGCAACAACTTTGGAATTACAATGCTCTTGATGTCAAGGCCACAAGAGAGGTTCATATTGAACAGGCTCGCAGAGCTTCATGTGATGAAGGTCTTCAGGCGTCAATAACGCAAGGGAATTCAATGATCTATACTTATATTCTCATGTCCCTTCTGGGGATGCGATACGCCAAGCAGGAGGTTACTAGTTTGATGACCGAGAATGATAAGTTGATGACACAGTTGTTGAGGCTTTCAAAATTGATCCTGCAAGAGGAATTTCTGCCCACCTCTCCAAAACAATGTGCAACCTATTTTCAAGAAGCAATGGGTTATCCTGTCTTGAAACGCAAGGAAAAGACTGGCAATCCAGTTTGGGATGAGGATGTTCTGCGAAAACTCAAAATCCGAAACCCACTGAATAAGATGATTGATATTTGTTTACGCTATCGTGGCGTAAAGAAAGAGACTGGAAGTTTAAAATTCATACCATGGAAGGAGATGCCTTGAATGCATACACACTAAAGCTACAGGAAGAAGAACAGGCCATTGACAGTTTACAAAAATTGATCAGGGAATCCTACTCTAACGCAGTAGAGCATGGATTTCATAATGACGAGTTTAACTTTGGAGAAAAGATCGCGCTGATTCATGCAGAATTATCTGAGGCACTTGAAGCTAAGCGAGAAAATAGCCAGTCTACAGGTAAGATTGGAAATTTTGATCACATAACTGAAGAGCTTGCCGATGCCTGTATTCGTATTTTTGACCTAGCTGAAAGGATGGGCCTGCCACTGGCTCCAGCAATTATTGCAAAGCAGAAGTATAACCGCTCACGACCATACAAACATGGAAAAGCATTTTGAATGTTGTGACAAAGGCAAAGACGCAACACAAGTAATGTCTATTGTTCGAAACGGCGTGACAGAATATTCACGATACTGCGAATACTGCAAGAAACAGACAGCATTCTACAAAACCTTAGACCCAATCGTTAAAGAATGGAAAGAGTTATGCCAACAAACCAAATGAACAAAAACACCGAATACCTGAAATGCGAGAAATGCAAGATCATGTTTAAGATTGATCCATACAACGTAGAAGAATGCAAACGCAAACATTGTTTTATGTGTAGTCCAGAGATTAAGGATGAAGATTAAGGATTTGATATGGACACAAAAATTAAAAACTGCCTGGGCTGGAAATGTTTCATATCAATAAAGCTGGAAGGAACTCTGTGTCTTGAGTATTGCGGAGAACTTATTGCGTTTGACAAGAATAATAGGCGTTATTATTGCATAGAAGCTGCGGGGACCAGAATAAAGTTTGAAAGCAGCCAAGTCTATGACATTGTAGAAACCCAAGGAACCGATCCCAAATTTGAGATTATTCTATACTGATTATGTATGCCATCATAGACACCGAGACAACCGGACTTCCGATCAAGTCCTTGCCAATCACGCACCAAGCACAGCCACATATTATTTCCCTCGGCTGCCTGTTGCTTGATGAGAACTTCACCATTAAGCGTGCCCTCCATGAACTTGTGCAACCAGATGGCTGGACGGTTCCTGCGGAAGCTGAACAGTGGAATGGATTGACGCAGGCACAGTGCATGAAGTATGGCAGGCGACTCTGTGAAATCATGGACCGCGTAGATGATATCCTAGGTCACGCACGTTTTACCTTAATCTACAACGCAGAGTTTGACGAAGCAATGCTTGATCGTGAAGGGTATTTGTCGGTCTTGAAACTAACCTTATCACGTTGTGCAATGAAAGCCGCAACGCAGGCTTGCAAGATTCCAGGTCGACGTGGAGACGGCTATAAGTGGCCAAAACTCACCGAAGCATATTCCTCGATTGTCGGTATGCAGTTAGTCGACGCTCATAATGCGCTTGCGGATTGTATGGCGACGGCACAGATAGCAAAGGTTCTAAGTCGTAGTAGTCGCTGGAATATTGTGGAGAACACTTATGGAAATTAAACCCTGCAAGTCTTGCGGAAATAAGAAGCCACACTACTTATGTCTCACCAGTGATCCACCTTATTACAAGTTAGTATGCATTGGAACTTGTGGAATGTCGACTGGAAATCACAGGACATACGAAGAGGCCCGGCAAGAGTGGAATAAGAAGCAGAAGGACGAAGATGAAAACTAACTGGACCAACTCTGACCGTCCGATGCTCGTATCTGACGGCTCGGTTGAAGACTTAAAATCGGGAAACTGGAAACCTGACTGGTTCTACGGATGTTACTGGCAGGAGAAACTGAATGGTGTCCGAGCACATGTAGTTGGTAAGACTCTAATGACCCGGCAGCTGAAAGTCATCAAGCGTGAATGCTTGCCACACATATACGAAGAACTCGAAGCTCGTAACTGGCCACAGCTAGATGGTGAACTCTTTGCAGCAGGAAGACATTTCCAAGATATTTGTGGGATGGTCACGCCGAATCGCAAATCTGCACCAGTCTCGTGCGAGGATATTAAGTTCATGGTGTTTGACCTGAAATCCAAAAAGGTGCAGTATGATAGGTTTGGAGAACTGTCTGGATTATTGCCTTGCAAGCATATTGATCTTCTTGAAACGTGGCATGGATATCCTGATTATAAAGTGTTTGAGAAGATCAAGTCTCGTGGAGGTGAGGGACTTATTGCCAGAAATTCCACAGGAGAATACAAGCCTGGAATCAGGTCAACGGACGTGGTTAGGTTTAAAGTCCGGAAGGAGATGGTTGTTAGAATAACCAACTGGATTGAAGGAGAGGGAAAACACTATGGAAGATTGGGAGCCTTGGTGGTGACAAGCAAAGAAGGAGAGAAATTTAAAGTAGGCACTGGATTCTCAGACGGTCAACGTATTATGTATGATTACGATAATACTGTTGGAAGGTTCGCAGAAATCGAATACGAGATGCTGTCGCGTGATGGAATTCCGTTGAAACCTTCGTTTGTTAAGTTTGTGGAATAGGCGACTATGAGCAAACGTAACTCCACCTTACGCCGTAAACGTTATAAAGCCCGAAAAGCTTTCGATGAAATCAATCGTCATTTGTGGCCATGGCAACGGCAGCTTCTAAGTGCGTTCACTAGTAACGCCAAGAAGCTTGAACGGCGGTTGAAAAGCGGCATGCGCCGAAGACCAAAAGATACAACTATGTATCACAGGCTACGACTTATTTGCGAACCAATCTTTGCCACCCTTCCACCAGAACACCGCACACTCATTCCAATAATCTATCGCCGTGGCTAGGCACCCTCTCCTCTGCACCTTAGCTAACTACCCACGCAACACTTGCGGGTGGGGCTTAGCTGTTACAAATACCCTAAGACTAGCATCCCGCAAGCTATTTAAATATGGAACCAATCTTCAGAATCCCTCTGCAAGAATCTGTGAAATCTACATCCCCGACGCGGGATACAAGTTCGGACAAGTTGACCAAGCGGGAGCGGAGGCGAAAGTTGTTGCGTATCTCTGTCGGCACGGTAATCTGCGTGATTTATTTATTAGCGGCATTAAACCTCATGTGTTTGTCGCAATGCATGTATTTGCTGATTTATGGGAGAAGTCAGTGCTTGGTCCTATTGGGGATTCTATCAAGCCTTATATCAATTGCAGCGTCCCTGTTCTTAACAGTCTGCCCAATTTTCGCCTACTTAATAAGGCGATAAAAAATTCTGAACGTGAATATTACGTTGGCAAAAAATTATGCCACTCTTGCAACTACGGCGTAGGTTGGTCCACGTTTCAAGATACGGTAATGAAGGATTCTGAGAATACGGTCTGCCTATCTAACGACGAAGCAAAATACTATCACGGAATGTATCATGATATCTTTCCAGAAATTCAAGAGTGGCATCACAGGGTTAAGCAAGAGGTTCTTGAGACGAAAATGTTACGAAATCTGTTTGGCTATCCACGTCAATTTACCCAAGGATTATCATATGCTTTCTGGAAGGAATGGTATGCTTTCGTTCCACAGTCCACAGTGGCAACAATCACTAACATCGCCACAGTTGAGATGCAGCAGCATATCGAAGATAAAAAACTTGATTGGCACCTACTCAATAATAAGCACGACAGTTTCCTATGTGAATTCCCAGACAGTGTGGCAGATGAACACGCCTGGGTTTTGGAAGCTAGAAAACTTATTGAGAAAGACTTAGTTGCACCCGACGGCACACCTTTTAAAATGGGAAGCGAAGCACATACAGGCTTTAATTGGGGTAAGTATAACGAAGAGGAAAATCCAAATGGTTTACGAGAATATACGTTACAGTGAGCACACCCTGGGAAGATTGGCTAGTGGTTAACCGCAACAATATGTCGCCAGACATATACCAAAAGTATGCGTTCTATTTCATGATAGGAGCGGCACTGCAAAGGCGTGTGTGGGTTAACAACGAGGAGAGGCCATTATTTCCTAATATGTTCGGATTTCTTGTTGGCCCTGCCGCTCTTGGTAAGGGTGGAATCCTGAAACCAGTTCAAGACCTGCTTGGATTCCATCGCCTAACAGACAAAGCAAAAGTTTTTGACGAGCAACGAGTTAAGGCTGACGCGATCCAACTCTTGAAGTCTCCCGAATTCTACACTCCACAGATTCTGGCTAAGAGTGGACAGCCGCTATTTGCGCTTGCACCATCCTCTACTTCATTTGAAGATTTGGTTGAAAAGCTATTTCTGACCATTCGAACTTACACCAATACTGACGAGACTGGAAAGTCAACCGTCTATACTTACAGACCCTGGGTATTCTTGCTTGAAGAATTAAACTCACTATTCAAGAAAGGTTACTCTAACGTCAACAATCTGCTTCTCTGCTTGTATGATAACTCACCTTACCTGCACTCCACCAAAACTGGCGGTGAAACCTTCCTGAAGAATACCTGTGTCTCCATGCTTGCTGGGTGTGTCCCCAAATTTATAGAAGAATGCATGGGAAACAGCATGCTCTCTGACGGACTTGCGTCACGGACATTCATTGTTTATGCCTCGGAAAATAAAGGCCTGATTTTTGAACCTCCTGCAACTACACCAGACCAGATTGAAGCAAGGTATAATATCCTTTGCTGGCTCAAGAAACTGTATGATGTTTTCGGCCGATGCACCTACACTCCCAAAGCTCGTGAGTTGGGACAGTTCTATGTGGAAAAATCCATTAAGGCTCCAGGTAACCCAGCCAAGTGCTTGCAACCATTCTACGGCCGCATGTCTGCACACCTTCCAAAATTGTGCATGGCTGTCCACTTCTCACGCTCATTAAATTATGTCATCACCGAGCGTGACGTAGAGGATGCTTGGTCCTTAATTCAAGAACTTGAAGTGCAGATGGATGTTCCTTTACGCACACTAGGAATGAGCCGTGAAGCGGTGCTCGCAGAACGCATCGTCTCTTGGTTGGAAAAGCGCCCCGAACGAACCAAAGAAGAAATCATCGTAGAGCACATTCAGTATGCGAAACCTATTGAAATCTACGAAGCAATCACCTACCTTCTTACCATCTCCAAACAAGTCGTTTGCAAAACCCTAAACAAAACTGCCGTCTACTCGAAAGTAAACGGCAGCAATATAATCAAACTACCAGACCCACCAAGAGAAGCTACTGACTCAAGGCCGGTATCAAA